CAGAAACTCGATCTGCAACTCCTCCAAAACTTATCTCAGCTAACTGACTAGATTCAGCGATTATTTCATATACTTTCATGGCATTTGTCCCTATGTGATATTTATCCGCACATTAAAGAAGAACTTACGTTCTTCTGTTCTTCGCTTGCGCTCGAACTTTTCGTAGTCTATCAAAGAATAGTTAGTGATCAATTAGTGCGAAGCACTTTAAATATTATCTAGATTGTTCAGTCACACTTTGCCCAGACAGGGCAAAGAATGTTTTGACATTATCTGAGTTGCACAATATCACCTTAGCGTTACAGCATTACAGAGGCGGTCATCCGGTACCTCGAGCTGTGTCTTTATATGACGGCGGCTCGCAAACAAACGCTAACTTGCTTGCAAACGTAGGGCTACAGCCCTTCCTTTTGCCTTTAATTCCTAAAACAACCAAACCGCGGCAGCTTTGCGATCCTCGTCCTGTTAAGGATAGTGGTTGAGTACTCCTACGGCTGGAGATTTCCGTCCCTGTGATCCTAGATCCAGGTATAGAGCGCATGATGTTGGCCTGCGCTAGCTGTTAACCGTTAATTTGTTTGCCTTTGATGTGGGAGCCGTGGACACGAACTGATATCTGACCGTTGTAATATTCGTCAGATTCTAATACTCTGCGTGTAAATTGTTCTCGTGCCTCTATATATGACGTTTCTGCCTTGGACTTACAATAAAATAATATCTCTCGGTGAAAGTTTTCTTGACCTAACTGCGCAATATCTTTGAGTAATTCATCGCTGGAACCATAATAGTCCTGCCAATCGCTGTCAATTTTACTGCGGATTTTCTTTTTTTTCTTAGTGCCGTTTTTTAATTTTACTACTTTGTAGGTAGTTTTAGAAAATTTTGCTAGTTTTTTGCCTATGTACTTGCGCCCAGTTGATGTGTTTGTTATAAGATAAACAAACCCAATACAATCCTCGGGCAGTTGCTCTACAATTTGATTTAGATAGTACCAAGACATACACTAATTAGTGTCTGCTGGTTTCTCCTCTTGTGCCTTTTGGCTTGCCTTACGTGCTCGTTTTGCCTGATCTAGATGTACACGATATTGCTGCACATGTTCTCTTCGTTGCCTTGCTATGATACGAATCTGCGCCAACCAGTAGCGCATATTTTCTCCTGCCCTGCGTGTGCCTTTTGCTTGCCAATCTTGATTTGCCTTAAAGTATTCGCGAAAAGCTGCCATGAGTTGTTCATGCGACTCTTCATTTTGATACGCAGACGGCTCAACGTGTTTACTCATTGATTTCTAAATCATTCGCATAGCTGGTGTAACCATTTTCCTTAACAACCTTAAGTACATTGTTTACACGGCCCACTAATTCATCTCGATGACTGATCAAGAAAATATTCTTTTTACGTTCACGTGCCATCTTTTTAAGTACACCCAGTGCACCTTCAACACCTGATGCATCAAGTCCATTGTCAATAAGTTCATCGACAAACAAGAGATTAATACTTTGATATAGACTTTCCCACACATCTCGAAAACTCCAAGACAAACTTAGTATAAGTCTATTACGTTCTCCTCGACTGAGATTATCAAAATCTAAGTCTTGCCCCAGCTGAGTAATCTCAACAGTAAGATCGTTTTGGAATAGCACAGTATGAGGCAAGCCCATACGGTCCAAGTAGTAGGTCAATCTGTTGTTGAGATAAGCTAGGTTTTGATCTATAATCTTTTTACGTATAAAACTATCTTTGCTTGTGAGCAGTTTTAATAGGAACTCTTGATGTTCTTTTAAACTATTGAGGTTGTTCACGCGATCCCATGAAATTTCCTGCATAGCAGTGTCCATAAGCTCGTCGATTTGCTCTTGATAAGTGTCTGTTTCATGGCTTTTTTGCACAAGTTGATTTTCAAGAGTGGTTAAATTGTTTTGATGCTTGAGAGCCTGCTCTACAGTATCGTAGTAAGTGTCGGGACGTCGGGCTATTTCTCCAATGTCCGCTAGCTCTGAGACAATTTTTCCAAGGTCCTTGGTAACCTTGTCAAAATATTTCTTTGCTTCACCTAGGTGACCCTGTGCTGTGGCAGTCATTTCTTCATGTTTGTGATCGTGCAGTTCTTGTTCACAAGCGTGACAGGTCTTACTTGCCAATAGGCCAAGCTCACGTTCATACTTCGTAACGCTTCGCTCCGCTTGCGCTATCGCGCTTTCTAACGTAGCACGTTCCTTATTCAGGCTTTTCAGCTTCGCTGCCTTCTCGTCATAAACTTTGAGCTCCGCATGCTTCGCAAGTTCTGCTTCAATGTCTACACTTTCAAGTTCTACAATAGCACGGCCAATCTTCTCAAGTTCACTGGCATGTTGATTACGCCAAGCACTTTGTCTAGTCAACAGATTATCAATACTCTTTTGAATATTCTCATTGCTTTTCTTTATAGCTTCAATGTTGGCAGTTTCTTGTAGTATCTCATCTTTAGTCTGACGAATCATCTCTTTGAGAGTTTCAGACTTTTCACTTAATAAGGTAATGCCCAACAATTGTTCAATAATAACTCTTTGATCATTAGCCCGCATACTTAAAAATGGTTCAGTATAGGTATTGAGTGCTACAATATGTTTGAACATATCGTGGCTCATGCCCAATAACTCGTCTAAATCTCGTTGAGTTTCACGAACATCACCTTGTGCTTCATCTATTTCTTCTTCAGTTTGTGCAATATCGTTGACAAAAAATTGCAGAACATTGGGTTTACGTCCACGTTCTATACGATAATCTGTTCCATCTTTTTCAAATGCCAATGTAACTAACAGATTTTTATTGTTAGTTTTATTAATTAGATTATCTTTTTTAATATTAGTCAGTGCATTGCCAAATAATGCATAGCTAAGTGCATTTACAATAGTTGTTTTACCTGTACCGTTGCGCGAACCGCTGTCATCTCCTCCTTGATCTAAGTTTTCACCTAGTACAAGAGTAAGATTTTCTTGTGCAAAGTTTACAGCTTGAGTTTGGTTACCCACACTCATGAAGTTTTTAACAGTTAATTCTTTAAGTTTTATACTCATAGGCTATTATAAATTGACAACAGTATGTTTTTGTCGTAAGTATCGCTTTCAATGTTTATGATTTGACTTGATACAATTTGATCTACACTTTCGAATGCTTGAATATCTATGTTTGTATTAATTTCAACATCTTTCTTTTCAGCAATCAGTGTAAGTTCTCTGATATCATAGTCGCTAATAAACTTCTCTTTGATAAAACTAGCTTCTTCATAGGTAATATCTATGTCTAGTATAACACGAAGATGTTGCTTGGGCAAGATTATTGAGTCTGCATCATCGATCAGTTGACTTAATTTTACAGTACGGAACGTAGGTTGAGCAGGCCAAGTATGATATTCTGGAGCCCCTCCCCATTCTAACGTCATCATTCCACGTTCATCGTCCCATGCATCTGCATAATTGTGCGGAAATGCATTGCCAATATAGATCATGTTCTTTTGTTGTTGGCGTTTATGAAAGTGCCCGCTAAATCCAAGCTCATAGTTTTTAAAACTATCTAGCTGAATTTCTCCATGATCGGGCATTTGTACCATGGCATTCATAAAGAAGCTGGGTAATTCAAAGTGACCAAAGATATATTTGCCACCCTTCTTGCTTACTGACCGCCATTCTTCTCCTACAAGCCACGGACAAAGAGTGACGTCTCCAATAGTAGTAGGCTCATGTACCACAGTAACACCAGGTATATACTTTCCAAACTCCACACTGTGTATGTCTCGTTTGTCTTTGTAATACAAATCATGATTACCAGGAAAGAAATAGAAGTTGTCAAACGCCTGGCCCAGTTTTTCCAAGGCCCTAAGGCTATAATCCATTGTAGTAATATTAAGGCTATTGCGATTATGATGCCAATCGCCCATAAAGATACCTGTATCACACCCTTCCTCCTTTGCTTTGGCAATATACCAGTCAACAAAATCTTCACAATCTTGGTTATGTATACTACTATTCGACTTTAAACCAAAGTGAATATCTGTAAAGACGGCTACTTTCTTGAATAAATTTGTCATTCACTACTCTCGTCAAAACGTTTAATAGCAGCAGCATGTTCTCCTGAACCGGTTCTGCTGTAACTAGGATTCATACCATTCATTTCTAATATATCATCTCGAATATTTTGATTACGTTTTTCTGTGTTAATTACTCTAACAAAACTATTAGTAACGGCTGCTGTAAAATATGCAAATGGATTATCTGATTTACTTTCGTCAAATTGCAATCCGATTTGTGTTAATTGTAAAATAGCCATGCCTTTCATTTCATCGTTATAGGTATAACCGCGAACATTGCCACGTGTAGCATAACGTTCACATAGCTTGATCATCATCTTAGCCAATGTATTTGTAATTTGTCCAGCATCTTTATCAAAATGACCTTTCTCTAAGTCGCCCTTCCAATGACTTTTGCCTACACATAATAATTTTTCTGGATCTTCTTCGTCAAATTTCCAATGTTGGAATGGAGGAAAGTTAACTTTGTCTCTGTGATCTGCTAGACTTTTGGGATTTTTCTTGCGTGTGCTGTTTAATGGAATATGATCAAAACTCATGATTCTAAAAACAACATCTGTTTTAGCTATTTTTTTGTAGTCGACTTCGCAATCGGCTTGTTTAACTTTTTCGCCTGCTGCTTTTCTGCGTTGATATTCTGCATCGCCTAGGCGTTTAGCTTGATTTCGTTTGGCTTCTGCTATACTTCTAATGTTAATCTTGTCCACACTAGGCAAAATCAAATCGTATTGATGATACTTTGGATCGGTAAAACTGCAATATGAGCTTTTTGATTTGTGTATCTCTGCTAACATATCTTTGTTGTTTAGGTAATTTACTTTTGCGGTCATCCTGTTCTCAGTCCTTTAATGTCTAATTATAAACTACGCACATTAAAAAGTCAACTAAATATTATATCAATTTAGGAATTTAATATGGGATTTGGCGATAGCTTATTTCAAACTGTTTCAGCCGTAGACGGCCTTGCCAGCGGTATTTCTGCTGGAGTTAATATTGCCAATAATTTAAGTTCTGCATTAAACACAGGACTCAATATTGCTGGCGGGGTTTCTAGTGCGTTGAGAAGTATCAATTTACCTCCAGGTGGTGATCCAACGGGTGGCCTACTAGGAGCAGCATCGGCTGTTTTTGGAGGAGATGCTAATCCTGCAGATTGGCGTGTACGATTAAGTATTGCTAATGCTCCTAGTTTTCAAGGTAGTCCGGTACTGGCACCGTTACAACAAGCTGGCGGTTTGGTATTCCCATATACACCTACAATTACTATGCAAAGTACTGCCAAATATAGTGCTATCAGTACTACTCATACAAACTATACTTTCCAAGCCTTTCACAATAGTGATCCAGGAAGTATAACTATTACAGCCCCGATGAACGTTGAAGATGCAACAGAAGGTCTTTATTGGATTGCCGCCGTGCATTATTTACGTAGTCTTACCAAAATGTTTTCAGGAAATGATTATCTTGCAGGCAATCCTCCTCCAGTTATATTTTTAAATGGTTATGGAAACTATGTTTTTAAAAATGTTCCTGTTGTAGTAACGGCATTCCAGACAACATTGCCTAATGATTGTGATTATATCAGTGTAGCCGCACCAAACGGTGTTAGTTTTGGCGGCGGATTTGGAGGCGGTCCATTAGGAGATATTGCATCTGCAGCCAGTGTTGTTGGTGGCATTGCTGGAATCGCAAGTGCCATCCCAGGACTTGGCAGTATTGCTAATCAAGTAGGTAACCTTGCTGGAGCGGTAGGCAACATTGCTGGAGCAGCAAATGCTGTGGGTAACTTACTTGGCGGCGGTGGCGGTGGCGGAATTAGTAGTATAGGCGGATCTGTAACCGGAGGAGTAAGCCATATACCTACTAAAAGCGAATTTACTGTAACCTTACAGCCTGTATACAGCAGAGATAGTGCAAGATACTTTAGTTTAGATACATTTGTATCTGGCGGATATCTAAATGCACCATTTGGATATATTTAATTTATGGCTACTTATAAAAATACAAGTCCTTGGTATACTACACAAGTAAAAAATAATTATCTTGATTTATTGACTATTAGACCAGTTAGTGCAGAACCTGATGATTTTTATTATGTTATAGAAGCACAGTATGCATTAAGACCTGATCTACTAGCTTTTGATTTATACGGCACATCTCAATTGTGGTGGGTATTTGCACAACGCAATATGAATATTATAGAAGATCCTATATTAGATTTTGTTCCAGGAACTGGAATTTATATTTGTAAAAAATCTAGTTTAACTAAAGTGTTAGGATTATAACATGGGTGCGTTTGATGATCTTGGCGCCACAATCTCTTCTGGAGTATCAGGAGCAATAAACGCCGTATCTACAGGAATAGCATCTGGACTTTCTAGTGTAACAAACGCTATATCAGGAGTCACCTCGTCGTTAACTGGCGGTCTGTCAGGCTTAAGCGGAGTATCTTCGATTAGTAATGCATTAGCAGGTATTGCCGGTGCATTAGGAATTGCACCAGGTAGCTCATTACCGTTACCTAATCCATTATTTAGGTATGCAAGTTATAACTGTATTATTGGATTAAGTTCAATATCGGATGAGTTTTTAAGTAATCCTGATAGTACTTACAGAATTGGGTTATACGGTGATATAATTGCAAAATCTGCTAGTATCGAACCTTACAATCGAGTTCAAATTCCTCAAGGATCTTTTGAATTCTATATAGATGATGTTAAACTTGAAAGCACAATCGGTCATAAAAGTGGTACGAATTCAAATGTAACTGATCTTAGTTTTAAAATTATAGAACCTTATAGCATGGGTTTATTTTATACAGCACTTCAACAATCTGCTGCTAAAAATTCGCATACTAATTGGAATGTTGCGCCATTTCTTTTAACAATTAATTTTAAAGGTAATACAGAAACTGGCATAATGGAAGATATTCCAGGCACTGATAGACAAATACCTATACAAATTACTGGTATGGATATGACAGTAAATGAAAACGGTGCTGTTTATAACTGTACTGGAATTCCTTATAATGCAGTTGCACTTAATGATGGCAATAAAAACTTTATGAGCGATGTATCAGCTAGAGGAAAAACCGTTGGAGAAATATTACAGTGGGGCGATAAAAGTTTAGAAGCTGTACTAAATCAAAAATTAAAAGAAGTAGCTGATACAAATGGTATTGAAGTTCCTGATAGAATTTTAATTCTATTCCCACAAAATTCTGCGTCAAGTGCAACTGATCAACCATCTAGTGGTGATAGCGAATCATCTCCAGGCTCGGCAACAACGGATCCTACACCATTGCCTACAGATTTTATGACATCTTTAAATGTTTCTAATAAATCTGTAACTGACAAAGTTGATATTTTAGTTCAGGATCCATCGTCTATGAATGCCATAGGACAAGCCAAGATGGGATTTGATGAATTACGAAAAGGTGATCCACCCATTGGCGGCGAACAAGAAGTCTACGACGAAAAAAAGAAAATTAATGTTAGAAGTAAAAACGGTGTAGATCCGCAAGTTACTGAAATGAAATTTAAACAAGATACTGACATATTAAATGCTATAAATCAAACTATATTAGCTAGTCGGTTTGTTGTAGAATCTTTAGATCCTGGCAAAATTACTCCTGAAGGATACAAAGACTGGTGGCATATTGATACACAGGTATATCAATCAGGAGTAGAAAATAAAGCAACTGGATTAAAACCTAGGTTATTAGTCTATAGAGTATTGCCATACCATGTTCATCAAAGTTCTGGACCATTAGCTCCAAGCACTAAACCTGTTGGTCTGAACGGACCACTACAATCTCAAGTAGTTAAAGAATATAATTATATCTACACAGGTAAAAATGTTGATGTATTAAAATTTGATATAAAGTACACTAATAATTTTATAGATACATTGCCAGCAGACGGTACTTCAGGAACACAAGATGCAAAAACTGCTGCCGATCAAGGTGGCGCAAAAGAAAAAACGCCAGTTACTCAAGAACAAGCACTTAATAATACAGGTAGTGCGCCACCCACAAAACCAGGAACTTCACCTACCGCTGTAAGTTATAGCGCAAAACGATCACAAACTGACAGACTTGGAGGCGGAGGTGCTGAAATTGAAGCAACTCGTGCTGCTCGTGCATTTTTTGATAGAGCATTTCAAGGAACAGACATGGCGGATCTTTCATTAGAAATAATCGGAGATCCATATTATATTGCAATGAGCGGTACTGGCAATTACACAGCACAGCCTGTTACTGAAAATCTCAACGCCGACGGCAGCGTAAACTGGCAATCTGGAGAAGTTCATGTCTCAATTAATTTTAGAACGCCAATAGATATTGGATATAACGGGTTATATAATTTTCATAATCCTACACAGTCGGTAGCCATGATTAGTGGCTTATATCGCATTACTACTGTTGTAAGTAATTTTTCAAAAAATGAATTTAAACAAACACTAACAGGTTTACGCTTACGTCTACAAGAATTGCCAGGCGGCGGATCACCAAACGCAGGTGTTGCAGCAGATAATAATAAGATTAATACTAAAGATCCGAATAGTAACGAAGAAGATGGAACTGAATAATGGCAGAATATAATCCAAACGACAGTACAATAAATCAACCAAAGCCAGAACCCGGCCCGTTTTTAGCCAAGGTAGTTAGTCACCTTGATGCTACTTATATGGGTATGTTAGAAGTTCAGATTTTGCATGATGTTGGTAATAGTGATAGCGAAGGGCAATTACATCAAGTAAAATACATGAGTCCATTTTTTGGAAAAACTGATGTAAAATATAACGGAAAAGACAACGACTATAATAACACACAAAAAAGTTATGGCTTCTGGGCTGTTCCGCCTGACGTAGGATCTATTGTTGTTATTATTTTTATTGAAGGTAATCCTAAACGCGGTTACTGGATAGGCTGTGTTCAAGACGAAGCAATGAATTTTATGATTCCAGGCTATGCATCTACGGAAAACAATGTAGAGCATGGACTAGACACACCGTATGGTCATGCTAAACGTGTGCCAGTAGCAGAATACAATAAAAATTATCCAGGTAATAATTCTACCACAGACAAAACAAAGATTAAAAAACCAATTCATCCGTTTGCACAACAATTAGCTGATCAAGGATTATTGTTAGACGACACGAGAGGTATTACAACTAGCAGTGCTAGAAGAGAAACGCCTAGTATGGTATTTGGTGTAAGTACACCTGGACCGTTAGATAAAAACGGCCAAACAGGTCCTTATGGAAAAATTGAACATCAAGTTAAAAATGCTCCCGTTAGTCGACTCGGCGGCAGCAGTTTGGTCATGGATGATGGCGATGACAAATATTTACGTAAAAAAAGCCCAAGCGATGGCGGCCCAGAGTATGCTGCCGTAGAAGAAAATGAGTTAGACGGTGATGTAACTAGACCAAACAATGAATTAATCAGACTCAGAACTCGAACTGGGCATCAAATTCTGTTACATAACAGTGAAGATCTTATCTACATCACTAATAGTCGTGGTACAGCGTGGATAGAATTAACTAGCGACGGCAAAATAGATGTATATGCGCAAGACAGTATCAGTATGCACACTGAACAAGATTTTAATTTCTATGCAAACCGTGACATTAACATGGAAGCTGGTCGCAATTTCAATATTAAAGTCACAGAAGAAATGCACACTCAAGTTCTTAAAGATCAAATTTTAATAGTTGATGGAAATCAAAAAGTTGAAATTAAAAAAGATGTAGATATAACATTTGATCAAAATTATAAACATCATATAAAAGAACAAGTTGATTGGATTTTTGATCAAGGATTCAACTGGAATATTGGCGCCAACGGTGGCGGGACATATAATTCTACGCTTAATGGAAATCAAGTTGTAAAAATTACTGGAAATATTGATGAAACTATTACCGGAAATAAAACATATACTACTCAAGGTAATTACGAATTAAACACAACCGGTAATAATAATTTTACAGCTGGCGGCAATACAAATATTAAGACAACCGGAAATAACAATTTTACCGCGTCAGGTAATACTAGTATCAAATCGACTGGCAATCATAATGAAACAGCCACAAATATAAACATGAATAGTAGTGGTGCACCTGCTGAAACAGCAGCAGAAGCTGCAACAGCAGCAGAACCGGGAGAAGCTGCTGAAGCCGAATTGCCTAAAGTATTACAGACTAGCACATTACCAGGACCGCCTAATGGTGCCGAACTAGTACAAAGTATTATGCGTCGTGTTCCTACTACTGAACCGTACCCACAACATGAAAATTTAGATCCTACAAAATATAAACCAGATTTAACAGATAGGGATATAGAAACTCGATACGAAGGTAATAGTTCAAGTATGGCTAAACCAGCTAGCTACTGGAAAAAATACAGTACAAATCCAGATACATTTACTAGAAATCCTCCGGTAGAGGATTCTTTCCAACAAAACAACGAGGTGTAATATATGTCTAGCTTATTCACAAAAACACAAATATCTTCTCCAAATATTGCACACCATGTTAGCTCTCGTAGATATAGGGGATTTAGTACAGTAAGTCCGCATACTGAAAATTTTGCCTTGTATGATTTTGAATTAATCAAGCAAGATTTACTTAATAATTTTTATGTGCGTCAGGGAGAACGCCTAATGAACCCTACATTTGGCACAATCATATGGGATGTTATTTTTGAACCTTTAACTGATGAATTAAAAAATGCTGTACTACAAAATGTAAATCAAATATTCAACAGCGATCCTCGAATTCGCACAGGCAACATAGTCATAACACCATACGATACTGGGTTAGAAATTCAATGTGAACTGATATATGTGCTGTATAACATACAACAAAAACTTCAAATGAAGTTTGATCAAGCGAACGGACTTGCCCTACAATAATTAAGTACGCACATAATTTTATTCAATAAATACACTTATTAGGATAAATCATGAGCTCAACGGATAGACAAAATAATCTTTTAATTGCTGAAAACTGGCAAAAAATTTATCAGTCTTTTAAAAACGCAAACTTTCAAAGTTACGATTTTGATAATTTGCGTCGTACAATGATTGATTATATCCGTACAAATTTCCCAGAAGACTTCAACGACTACATTGAATCAAGCGAGTACCTTGCATTGATTGATCTTATTGCCTATATTGGGCAAAGCATTGCTTTTCGTGTAGATTTAAACGCTCGTGAAAATTTCTTAGAACTAGCAGAACGTCGTGATAGCATATTACGATTGGCACGTATGATTGGCTACAATGCTAGCAGAAATATTCCTGCCAAAGGCTTGTTAAAATTTGGTACAGTTAGTACAACTGAAAATGTAATTGACAGTAACGGCCGCAATTTATCAGGACAATATATTACTTGGAATGATCCAAGCAATGCCAATTGGTATGACCAGTTCATTAAAGTTATAAATGCTGCACTGCCGGCAACTAGTCAATTTGGTAACCCTATAGACAGCGCAACAATCTATGGAGTTCCAACAGCTCAGTATAGATTCAATGCTTCAAACACTAATGTTCCAATTTATAATTTTAATAAAACTATTTCTGGTCGTAGTATGAATTTTGAAATTACCAGTACAACATTTAGTGGAAAAACTTACATTTATGAAGAAGCTCCTAAAATTGGAAATAAAATAGCATGTATATATAGTGATGATGGCTTTGGTGCTAGTAGTCCAGGTACAGGGTTCTTTTTTAATTTTACACAAGGCACTATGAATACTGGTGCATTTACAGTTTCTCAGCCTACTAGTAATCAACAAATAGATATTCCTACACAGAACATTAATAATACTGATGTATGGCTTTATAGTTTAGATCAAAGTACTGGCTTAGAAACAAATTTATGGACACAAGTTCCTGCTACATCTGGTAATAACATAATTTATAATAGTTTAAGTGCAAAAATTAAAAACATTTACAGCGTAATTACCAGAGCTAGTGATGCGATTAGTTTAAGTTTTAGTGATGGAACATTTGGTAATTTACCCTTAGGAAATTTTAGAACTTATTATAGAGTAAGCAATGGTTTAAATTACACAATTAATCCAGCAGATATTGTTAATATAGTAGTATCTATTCCTTATACAAGTGCAAAAAATACAGCAGAAACACTGACAATCAGTTTAAGTCTTGCTACTAGTGTTACTAATGCTGCAACAGCAGAAACAAATGCCAGCGTTAAAACTAATGCTCCACAAACGTACTATACGCAAAATCGTATGATTACTGGAGAAGACTACAATATTAGTCCGTTAAGTGCTAATCTAAATGTGGCAAAAGTACAGGCTGTTAACAGAACTAGTAGCGGCATAAGTCGTTATTTTGACCTAACAGATCCTACTGGAAAATACAGTAAAACAACGTTATTTGCAGATGACGGTATTATCTATAAAGAAAATTATAATTCAACTACAAATTTTACTTACATCACTCAAACTGACATTCAAGGAATTATATATAATACCATTTACGATATTTTAAATACTCCTAATTTAAGAAATTTTTATTATTCAAATTATTTAGACTTTTTGAATGTCAGTCTTAACATTCAATGGAACGCAGTAACTACTGACAGTAATACTTCTAGCGGTTTTATTAGTTTAATTTCTCCTCAATCTGGTTCAAAAAATGTGCCGCTACAAGTCGGATCATTTACAGCAACAGATTTAAAATATCTTACAGTTGGTTCTATAATAAAATTTACAGCACCTTCGGGTTATTATTTTAATACGATTACAAATAAATTAATAGCAGGCACAGCTACAGTTCCAAATTCTTCAAACTACATATGGGCAGAAGTTGTTAGTGTTGCAGATGACGGTACAGCAAATAACACTGGAGTTTTATCTAAAACAAGTCAAGGTCCAATTGTATTAAACAAAGCGATTCCTTCTCTTGCTGTTGCAACACAGATTATTCCTCAGTTTGTAACAACGATTAGTCCTACTGTCATTACTACTATGATAGATTTAATATTTGCTAATGATAGCTTTGGTTTAAGATATGATGCTACTACTCAAAGTTGGCAAATTATTTTTGCAAATAACTTAAATGTTACTAATCCGTTTAGTCTTGGTAACCAAGGCAATACTAGTAATCTTCAATTAGACTCTAGTTGGTTGTTATTGTTTACAACAAATACTGAACAATATACTATTACTACTCGCAATTTGAGATATGTATTCGAAAGTGATAATCAAGTAACATTTTACTTTGATAGTAATACTACTATCTATGATACTATTTCTAGTAATACAATTTCAGATACTATTAAAGTTTTAAGTATAAACACACAGCCTGATAATACTATCCCATTTACACAAGATTTAACTTGGCAAATTGTAAGTGAGTACATTGGACAAGACGGTTATATCGACCCTAAAAAACTTGTTATAACGTTTGCTGATTCAAACGGTAATGGAATTGTTGACAATCCTCAATTATTTTTAGACATTGTTGCTCCTTCAACTAATCCGTTGGCAAAATATATTGTTGAAAGAAAATATACAATTTCAGAAGGCCAGGAAGATTATGAATATGTAATCAATGATCCAACTACTGGACCTGTACTAATATTTTCAACACAAGCTGCTGCAGGCCCCTTAACACAATATGCTGACGATACATATTTTTATTTTATAGATACAGCAACAGTTTTTAAACTAACATTATCAACAGGCAAATTAAATCCTACATTAGATTATGAAGTTTATATAGGACGTTCAGATTTAAAATTTCAATATGTCCATAGTGCAGACTATGATAGCAGAATTGATCCAGGTGCAAGTAACATTATAGATATCTATGTGCTAACGTCAGATTATGATTTGGCATTTAGAAAATGGGTATCTAATGGTGCAGTTGGAACAACTCCATTACCTCCTAGCAGCGATCAATTAAACACATTATTAAGTCCTAATTTAAATTTAATTAAATCTATCAGTGATGAAATTATATACCATCCTGTAAATTATACATTGTTATTTGGTGCACAAGCTGAACCTAGTTTGCAAGCAACGTTTAATGCAATGATCAATCCTTCTAGTGCTGTATCGGCCGCAGATGTACAAACAAGAATTTTACAAGCAATTAATACATTTTTTGCATTAGAAAATTGGAATTTTGGTGATACATTTTATTTTACAGAATTAAGTACTTACGTTATGAATCAGTTAGCACCTGATTTGATTTCATTTGTAATTGTACCAAGTCAACCAGGATTATATTTTGGAAACTTATTTGAAATTCAATGTGCAACTGATAATATATTTTTAAGTTGTGCTACAACTAGCAATATTGTTATTGTTTCAGGACTTACTGGAACAAATTTAAAAACAATTAGCTCGACACCCACAAACAGTCTTACTAGCAATCAGTCAGTGACTACAGCTCCAAACACAGGAAAATAAGTAAATGGCCATTAATAATAACATTAACGGTGAAAAAGGACTTAGTGCAAATCTATTACCTAAGTTTTATCAAACACTAGCCAACAAAAAGTTTTTACAATCGACAGTTGATCAATTATTTCAACCAGGTACGCTGACAAAAACTACAGGATATATTGGTAGAGAAAATGCTAAAGCTAGTACAGGTGCAGATGTATATGTTAAGGCGGCAGATGCGGTAAGACAAAATTATCAATTAGAGCCTGGAATAACTATAACTGATAATTTAGACAACATAACATTTTTTAAAGATTATGTTGATTACATTAATCAAATTAACGTGTTTGGCGGAAATACTACTAACCACGCACGTTTAAATAAACAAGAATTTTATTCTTGGGATCCTCATATTGATTGGGATAAGTTTGTTAATTTTCAAAATTACTACTGGTTACCTTATGGTCCTGATACTATTACTATATATGGCCCAAAAGCTACTATTAGTACATCTTATAAAGTGTCCATTCAATCTGAAGGTGCCAACAATCAATATATTTTTACACCCGACGGAGCAACTCCAGACCCTGTATTAAAATTATACAGAGGTCAGACATATACTTTTAAAATTAATAGTCCTGGAAATCCGTTTAGTTTTAAAACAACTCGTGAAACTGGCACTAACCATCGTTATTCTTATATCGATGCAATAGATAATTATGGAGTGGAAGTAGGCACTGTTACGTTTACTGTTCCAGAGACAGCTCCTAGTTTATTATTTTATCAAAGCGAAACTGATATAAATCTCGGAGGCATTGTTGAAATATTTTCAATTGAAGAAGACACTAGCATCGATGTATCCTCTGTAATTTTAGGAAAAACTTCAATTACATTACCCGATGGTACTGTATTAAGCAACGGTATGAAAATTAAATTTGGCGGAAAAGTAACTCCTGCCGAATATGCTAACGGTCAGTTTTATGTAGAAGGCGTTGGTACAGCAATTAAATTAATCCCTGAAACAGTATTAGAAGTTGTGAGTACTTATTCTACGAATGAGTCTGTGCCATTCGATAGTGTAGGATTTGATAAAGAACCTTGGGAAAATGCTACAGGATATGCCGGATCTCCTGACTATATTACAATCAATAGAGCAAGTAGTGACCATAATCCATGGTCAAGATATAATCGTTGGTTCCATCAAGATGTTATTAATGCCAGTGCAGCATATAATAACAACACTCCTGTATTAGATCAAACAGCACGAGCTACAAGACCAATTATTGAATTTCAAGCAGATTTACGATTGTTTAATTTTGGTACAAAAGCTATTATAGATGTTGATATTTTAGATAACACTACAGGCAATACAAGTTTAAACAAAGATGCAATTCCAGTTTTTACAGCCATAGAAGGTCGTTCAGGTTATAACGAGCCTACAACAGTGGCTAATGTATCTATTGCGTTGTCGCCAGGCATGCTGGTTTTATTTACGGGAGATCCTGATCCTCTTGTACAAAATAAAATTTTCCGTGTAGAATATGTAGATGTAAAACACTTAAATGGAGGAAGCAATCAGCTTCATTTGGTTGAAATAGCTAATCCAGAATTAAATCAAGTAGTATTAGTTAAACAAGGAAAATTTCAAGGGCAAATGTTCTGGTATAACGGAACAACTTGGGTACAAGCTCAGCAAAAAACATCAGTAAATCAGACTCCGTTGTTTGATATCTTTGATAGCAACGGCGTAAGTGTAAGTGATAATACTGTTTATAACGGTAGTACGTTTGCTGGAACTCCTATATTTTCTTATAAACAAAGTTCTGGAGCCGCAGATACTGTTTTAGGTTTTCCCTTAAGTTATCAGAATGTCAATAATATAGGTGACATTGTTTTTAATTTTAATTTAGTAACTGATTCGTTTGAATATAAAAAAACGGCTATTGTTGAAACACAAAAAATTGATTCTGGATTCTTATCCAGTTTAGATTATGCAGGTAACACTAGATATTTAAATGGCTGGCAAACTTGCGAAGTTGATACAGTTCAAGCTGCAGTAAGAATTTATAAAAATTCAGGATTGACTAATAATTTTAAAATAGATATCTACGATGATATTAATAATTTGTCAGATCTAGTTGTTAGAATTTATATTAATGGAAAACGATTAAACCCTAGCTTATGGTCTGTAACTAACAAAGGTTTATATAAAAATATTCGATTAGTTAATCCTATCGCATTAACAGATGTGTTAACTATTAGAGCGTTTTCTAAACAACCTATTAATGGTAACGGATATTACGAAGTACCAGTTAACTTACAAAATAATCCATTAAATGGAGAAATTGGAGATTTTACACTAGGAGAAGTTATTAATCATGTTGATAGCATTATTGATAACTTATATCAAAATACTGTAAACTCGAATAAAAAAGAAACAGTTCAGTTCATCGGAGTGTTTCCGGGTAATAGCGATTTGCGTGATCTTGGAAATATAACTCCGTACGGAACAAAATTTGTACAACATAGCGGCCCGCTAAGTTTAGGAATTTATCACACTACATCCGAAACTAATAATATAATTAAATCTATTGAACAATCAAGAGAAGATTACAATAATTTTAAAAGAAATTTTATTAGCACCGCTACTAATTTAGGAGTAGACGGGGATCCTGTAACAATTATCAATCAAATTTTACAAAAATTAAATGCAGCCAAGCCAAATGTTGCTCCTTACTATTTTAGTGATATGGTGCCGTACGGCGCATGTATCATAACCGATTTAACAGTAGTTGATTATAGAATTCGACAATATCCATTAAGCACGGTATTCACATTGGATTCATTGAGTAATAAAGCAGTAGGAATTTATTTGAATGGTGTACAATTAATACATGGACAGGATTATTCTTTTAGTGATCAAGGATTTGTTATTATTGATTCTAGTGTTAATCTTGTTAATGGTGATACAATTAGTACGTACGAATACGATAGTACAGATGGATGTTTTGTTCCTGCTACACCTACTAAGTTAGGAATGTGGCCTGCGTATGCTCCAAAAATTTATACAGATACTACACTTATAAATCCACAAACTGTAATCCAAGGCCACGACGGCAGTATTATTTTAGCATATGGCGATTATAGAGATGCATTATTATTAGAACTAGAAAAACGAATTTTTAATAATATTAAAGTCAAATATGATACTAGTATTTTTGATGTAACAGATTTTATCCCTAGTTATAATAGATCTACGGATTATAGTTTAACAGAATTTAATGAAATTTTAGCTCCTAATTTTTATAAATGGACTAGTTTGATTGGTAAAGATTTGACTACCCCGTTAAACTATGACAGAACAAATAGTTTTACATATAACTATTCTTTAAATGCCGCACCCGACGGAACAAGTTTACCGGGATACTGGAGAGGCGTGTATCGTTGGTTATTAGATACTGACCGTCCTAATATTTGTCCTTGGGAAATGCTAGGATTTAGTATTCAGCCAGCATGGTGGAATTCAGTATACGGCCCATCACCATACACTAGTAATAATTTGCCAATGTGGCAAGATATTTCAAAAGGCATTGTTAGAGAACCTAACAAGCCTGTCGCCTACCGACCTAAATTTGCAAAACCTTTCTTACTAGACCGATTACCAGTTGACGAATCTGGAAATTTAATTAGTCCACAATTCTCGGGATTAGCAAGTGGAATGATTCAGCCAAGTATTGATAATAATTTTATATTTGGCGACGGTAGTCCGGTTGAATCTGCTTGGACACGTAGTAGCTATTATTCATTTTCAATAATAATAGCTACAATCCTATTAGCTCCAGCTAAGACATTTGGTATTTTATTAGATAGATCTAGAATTTCTAGAAATATTGCCGGTCAACTTGTATATTCAGAAACTGGATTGCGTGTTAAACCTTCTGATATTTTGCTACCTAGTGTATATTCAAGCAACACTCGAGTACAGACAGCAGGTCTAATAAATTATATTGTTGATTTAATTTTTAATTATATTTTTAGCAATAACGTTGCGGGATACAATTCATATGCAACCGATTTAGCAACTATGGATGTTAAATTAAGTTACAGAGTTGGTGCGTTTACAAATAAAAATCAGTTTAATTTATTATTAGAATCTAAGACTCCAAGTAGTTCAGGTAATGTATTTGTTCCTACGGAAGATTATACAGTATTCTTAAATAAATCTAGTAGCGTAGAAAAATTAGTTTATAGCGGCGTGGTAATAACAAAGCTATCAACTGGTTTTGAAGTTAAAGGTTATAGCATTACTCAACCTTATTTTAAATATTATGCTCCAAACAACACTGGTATGTACATTAATGTCGGCGGTATATCTGAAAGTTATGTTGATTGGGCTGAAAATCAAACTTATACTACTGGTACACTAATTCAGTACGGCGGAAAATATTATAGAGCTATTTCAACAGTAGTTTCTTCTACCAGCTTTAATCCATTAGAATTTTCACCAATATTATCTCTTCCTATATTAGGTGGCGCAAATGCCTATATACGAACTAGCTGGGACAAAACAAAACCTCTAGTTGCACCTTATGGTATAATGTTTACAACAGTTCAAGAAGTGGTTGATTTCTTGATAGGGTACGGAGAATATTTAAAAGATCAAGGTTTTGTATTTGATGATTTTAATAATAATTTAAGTTCAGTAGCAAACTGGGAAACTAGTGCACGAGAATTTATGTTCTGGTCTACACAAAATTGGAGCTCAGGTCAAGATAAGTGGAGCAACTGGGAGCCTAATCAAACTTATTCTTACGGAAGTATAGTAAAATATGAAGGAGACTATTACAGTGCATTAACAAATATAGCATTGTCTTCGTCTTTTGACTATACTAAATGGGATTTGATGCCAGGATTAAGTAACATCGGTGCTAGTGTTATAAGTCTAAGTCCAAGTGCAAACGGTGTAAATTTTACTACAAATCTTACAGTAGTTGACAGTATAACTAACAAATTTAATCCTTATGAGATTTTTAAAGTTGATGGTACTCCTCTAGAAGTTGCACACGTTGACAGTTATCGTCAAGGAAATTCTGTAACATATAATCCCAGAACTACCGATGGAATCTATGGTGCTGCATTTTATCTAGTACAAAACGAACATGTTGTGATTATTAATAATTCAACTATTTTTAACGATGTAATTTACAATCTAGCCAGTGGTTACAGACAAGAACGTTTAAAAGTAAGTGGTTACATTACAAACGATTGGTACGGCGGATTAGATATTCCAGGATTTATTTTTGATGCTGCTGCTATCGAATTATGGCAACCATATCAAGATTATAATTCAGGAGATATTGTATCGTATCAGAATTATTATTATAGTGCAAATAAATTTGTTGCAGGATCTCCTATATTTTCAGCTGCTAATTGGTCCCAGCTAGCCGGCAAGCCGATAAGTCAAATTTTGCCAAACTGGACTAATAGTGCTACACAATTTAAAGATTTCTATAGCTTAGAAGTTGATAGTTTTGATAGTGCACAACAAAAAATGGCTCAGCATTTAATAGGCTATCAAAAACGTCAGTATCTTGATAATATCATTCAAGACGATGTAAGTGAATTTAAATTCTATCAAGGTATGATTCGTGAAAAAGGTACACAAAATGTTCTTAACAAACTATTTGATGTATTAAGTTCTGATGCAGAAGAAAGTTTAACATTCTACGAAGAATGGGCATTGCGTGTAGGACAATACGGAGCTGCCAATGCGTTTGAAGATATTGAATTTATTTTAGACCAAGGTAAATTTAACAGAAGCAATCCGCAAGCAACAGTATTAGTTAATAGTATTGATTCTAAAATAAATCCGTTTGTGATTCAACAAACTCCTAATGATGTTTATGTTAAACCATTAAGTTATAATTCAACACCGTTTCCTGTAGTAGAAAATTTTGAACCGTTTTTAAGAAGTGCAGGTTATGTTAACACATCAGATGTATTTTTGAGTTTAGGCGATATATCGCAACTTGAAAATCAAACTGTTAGTAATATCACACCTGGAGTTTACTACGTAATATTATCAGTAGGAACAACAGACTTTACACAAATAGGTGCAACTAGCAATACAGTAGGAGTATCATTCAAAGCATCGAGTACTGGAATTGGCACAGGATCTGTAGCTGTTGATGTTACACAATTAAACGAAGGTGCATATATTTGGTGTGCATTTGATAACACATTTGAAGTTAATAGTTGGAATGTTTATAGATTTACTGATACCGGAATTCGTGTTAATGCACTATCTTACGATACAAATGTTTTAACAATTACTTGTCAAGATCTTATAAAATTTAATGTAGGTTCTTACGTAGGACTCATGCTAGATATTGATTCGCTTGTTACAGGCATTAATGGATTTTTTAAAATTACAAGTGTTACTCTTAATGTATTCACAGTATCTGCTACAGTAGTAGGACTAACCCCCCAGTTTAGCCATGCATCCAATTTAGTTGTTTATAGTCTAATATCACAACGTGCTAGCTCTATCGATTATATAGACACAATATTGCCAAAAAATATTAAAGCTGGAGATTTCATCTGGACTGACAATAGAGGGGATGATAAATGGTCTTCTTGGATATATAATCCTGTTTATAAAAAATCTTCAGTTCCAAACATAATATCTTCAAACAATTTACAGTTCGGTAGAACAATTGCAATGAATACGCAAGGAAATACTGCTGCTGTAAGTATGCGTTCTGGCCAAGTTAGTATCTACGACAAAGTTGGCAGATCGGTTGCATGGACTCAACGTCAATACATACAATTGCCTTTTATTGCAAATAATAATGCTAATAACCTAAATGTACTTGCAACTACACTTGCTATTAGCCCAGACGGCACTTGGTTAGCTACTGGTTCTCCTTTAGCTGGATTTGTAGCAACTAGATATGTTGGAGCATACCAATCTGTCAATACTTATTTGGCAGGAGATATTGTATCATACTTGAATATGTATTATAAAGCTGTATTTCCAGTACCTGTAAATTCAACTCCAGATACAGATTTATATTATTGGAATTCTATTTTTTATATTCCTGTAGATTCAACAGCTAGTAATTCATCATTATCGCAACAAGGTGCTACTAGTTTATATAAAAAAGATGCTAACAATGTTTATCAGTTAGTCGATAGTATCATAAGTCCATTTCCATCAGTCGGCGAAAAATTTGGATCTAGTTTAGTATTTGGCACTGACACGTTGTTTATTGGCGCCAGCGGATTTAATAACGGAACCGGAAGAGTTTATAAATTAGTTTATAATACTGTTGAAGAATTCTATACATTTTATAATGATGTTGGTAGTTCAGGCAAGACTCTTAAAGTATTAAGTTCTAGTGGAATAGTAGCTGGACAAACAATCAATGGCGTTGGCTTTAATAAGGGACAGTTAGTTGACTCGGTGTTAACCAAATTAGTATTTTCAGCTATCATTGGATTGCCAAACTATATTAGAGATATACAAAATAATAATATTTCATTAACAACAATTACTACAGGAACTATTGTTTCAAGTTCGGAAATTTTTTATAATACAACTGTAGTAAGTACCGGAGTGGATAATTCAGGTAGCAGCTATATCTTGGTTAGAAGCACACAAGATTTGCCGCCGACTGTATCAACTGTGACATTTAATAATGGTAGTGTGTCGTTTAGTGCTATAGTTAATGCTGTAGTCAGCGCATCTACAATTATTTTAACACAAGCACCTGACTCTACACCAGACGGAAAATTAACATTTACAAGGCTAGCATGGCAATATGATTCTACAGGAAACTTAACTGGATACGAAGAATCTAGTAATTTTGGATGTAATATTTCATTAAGTTCGGATTCAACTAAATTAATTGTGTCTGCTAGTCAGGGAATTTCTGGAAAAGTATACATTTTTACAAATACAAACAGTAGCTGGTTATCTGTACAACCACCGTTAGTTGGTTTAGATAATAGCTTTGGTACAAGTACATCTATATCAACTGACGGCAATTTTATTGCAATAAGCAACGAATTATCAACAACTACTAAAATAAACGAACATGGTAATGTTGGTGTATATGAACTTACTAACGGACAATATGTTAAAGTACAAGATATAAAAGACTATTATCTCGACCTGGGTAGCAACTTTGGTTCCAAAGTTGCTTTCATGAACAATTCAAGTACTCTTATAATATACAGTGAAAATGCTGCCGGAGCAATTGAAACAACATTTGATGTATACTCTTCTTTATTAACAGATAGCCAGACGGTGTATGGTACACCATATGTATCGGATCCTGCTTCTAATAAATCTCTAGCAGAAACTACTTTTGATAAAAATTCTACACAATTTAGTACCACGGTTGTTGGCAGTGGACGAATTGATGTATATGATAGATATAATGATGCATGGGTTTATAGCGAAAGCATAATAAATGAAGATCAACAATTAGATGGATTCGGTCTAGGATTTGCTGTTGGCAACAACAATATTTTTGTAGGATCTCCGTTAGCAACAGTTAAAACTAATACCAATTCTGGTATAGTATATGCGTATACTAAACCGTTAAATTCTTTAAGTTGGACACAATATAGATCGCAAATTGATGTAGTAGATATTAGTAAACTTAAAAAATCATTCTTATACAATCGAATTAATAATGAATTAGTAACATACTTGGATGTGATTGATCCAATCCAAGGAAAAATTGCCGGCCCAGCCGACGAGGAAATAAAATTTAAAACATTTTACGATCCTGCAGTTTATTCTTATTCAGACGGAACTGTTGGAGTAACAGTTAGCAATGGTACATATTGGTCTAATAATCAGTTAGGTCAGCTATGGTGGGATCTGAGAACAACTAAATTTGTTACACCGTATTTTTCAGATGTTGCTTATAGAAACAATGTGTGGAATCAACTTGCACCTGGTGCTAGTGTTGATATGTACGAGTGGATTTCTACAAATCTAACTCCAAGTCAATGGGATGCTCAAGCTGATACTCCTGCTGGACTAGCTTTAGGTATTAGTGGCACAAGTTTGTATGGTAATAGTGCATACACAGTTCGTCAGCGTTATAATTCGGTGACACAGAAATTTGTAAACACTTATTATTACTGGGTAAAAAATAAAACACTAGTTCCTAATGTAAACGGCAGACATATTTCTGCTCAAGCAGTATCTAATCTTATTGCTAATCCAAAAAATTCTGCATACACTTATATGGCATTACTCGGCAAAGATTCTTTTAGTCTAGTTAATGCGTACCAATATCTTAACGATACTAAAATTGCACTGGCTGTTGAATACTGGAATACTGATAGTATACATAGAAATATACATAGCCAGTGGAAATTAATTAGTACTGATACAATTGTTGATTTACCCCATACTATTGAACAAAAATGGATAGATAGTTTGTGCGGAGTTGATGCTGCTGGCCGACCTGTTCCTGATATTAATTTACCTGCTAAATTAAAATACGGTATTGAAAATCGTCCACGTCAAGGTATGTTTGTTAATAGAGTCGAAGCTCTAAAAGAATTTGTAGAAGCAGCCAATATTGCATTAGCGTCAGATCAAATTGTTAAAAATTATAATTTAACTGGATTGGAATCTTACGATACAGAACCTACAACAATTACTGGCTTGTATGATACAACGTTGGATACTTCAGTAGAATTATCTTATATTAATACCGCATTATTCCAACGTCCTTCTATAATTCCAGTTATTACAAATGGCAATATTACAGGAATAACAGTAGTAAGTCCAGGCAAAGGATACTTAGTTGCACCTTACATTGATATTGTCGGTACAGGAAAAGGTGCCGTTGTCCGAGCAATTATTGATACATTAGGTAGAATTGTAAATGCAACTGTAATATCTCCAGGTTACGGTTATGATAACACTACTACATGTACAGTTAGAGATTATAGTGTACTAGTACATAGCGATGCACAAGCCGCTGGAAACTGGAGTATATATTCTTTTGACCCAACTTATATCGATAACGCATCGGGATTAATCGCAGGCCTATGGTCTAGAATTTTAACACAAAGCTACGATGTTAGAAATTATTGGAGTTACATTGATTGGTACGGTTCTTATACTGATTTGACAGGAAAAGTATTGTATACAGCTACTCAATTTACAGCAGCAGATCATAGCGTACAAACTTATGCTGATTTAAATTCTATTTCAGTATCAGTTGGTGAAATTGTTAAAGTACTAACAGTTAATACTGGTGGTTGGGAACTTTTGTACAAGTATGCTGATTCTACTAGCATAGATTGGACATTAAGTTATAGTGTTGTGGGTATACAAAACGGAACTATTCAGTTAAGCAGTAGTTTGTATCAAACTGATTTTACCGCTGTAGGATACGATGCAAGTATATACGACGGCGGAGCATTTGATGTTAAAGCTGCAACAGAGTTAAGAATAATTCTAACAACATTAAAGAACAATATTTTTATTAATACACTAAAAAGCACTTACTTAGATTTATTCTTTAGAAGTGTTCGTTATGCACACAGCGAACAACTTTATCTTGATTGGATTTTCAAAACAAGTTTTGTTCGAGCAACACATAATGTAGGAACATTAGGTCAACCAGTTTACTATCCTGTCGATAATCTAAGTAACTTCCAAGATTATGTAAACGAAGTCAAGCCATATAAAACTAAAATTAGAGAGTATATTAGTGATTACACAGCATTAGATACAGCAGAATCTACAGTAACAGATTTTGATTTGCCTCCAGTCTATTCAAATAATCAATTAAGTTTGATTCATACACAAGTGGTTGATGAAACAATTACTGTAGATTCAGCGCAAGTAAACACATATCCTTGGAAATTTTGGTTAGATAATGCCGGCTATAGTGTTATTGATTTGAAAATTGTCAACGGCGGATCTGGCTACATCACTGAACCGCAAATTGTTTTTTCAAGTTCTAGCGGATCTGGTGCAACAGCAATAGCATATTTTACCAACGGTACTATTAATAGACTAATACTACTAACTTCTGGAAGCGGATATTTAACTGCTCCAACTGTAAGTATTGTTGGCGGGTTAGGCGCTAATGGTGTAGTTGCAAAAGCAGTTGCAATAATAGGCAACGGCGTAGTAAGATCTAATCTTACTGGAATAAAGTTTGATAGATTAACTTATAACAACTACATTACAAATATAGATGTTACAAATACATTTACTGGTTCAGGATCTTTATTACAATTTCCGTTAGAATGGTCTCCTGATATTAGGGTAGGACAGTCTTCAGTTACAATCAACGGCATACTTGTATTGAGAGAACTATACAAATTGTCAATTGTAAGTTCGACTAAATCTGGATATACAAAATATTCAGGAACAATAACATTTACTACACCACCATCCGCTGGATCTGTTATTGTAGTGAAGTATAAAAAAGATATTTTGTTATTAAACGCCGCAGATAGAATTAATTTTTTCTATAATCCTGTAACAGGTGAGTTAGGAAAAGATTTAAATCAATTAATGACCGGTATAGATTACGGTGGAACTGTTGTAGGCAATCTTGGATTTGATGCTGGTCAAGGCTGGGGAGAATTTACATACGCTGCTCAGGGTTGGGACATATTTGATCCAGCATTTAATGATTATATTGTAACAGTTGATTCTAACACTACTTATAATTTCACATTACCTTATACTCCATCACTAGGTACAGAAATTAACGTATACTATACTGAAAGAATTTCAACATCAGTTGTATCTGACGGTGAACAAACGTTATACCCGTTTAATTTGTATCTATTCCCAGTAGAAGCAACAGTTAAGACAACAGCAGTTTCTCAAGCGCCCGCACATATCAGCACAATGACTAGTGTTGCTAATCCAGAAATTGATTTATTTTCTATCTCTACAAATGTGCAATCTTCTTTAATTGCAATGGCAGGTATTACAGGACAATCAACTATTACATTTGATACTATAACAAATATAGTTATTGGACAATATGTGTCTGGTGCTGGTGTAGTATTTGGTACAACTGTTGTTAATTATACAGAAAATGAAATAATTTTATCCAATAATTTGTTTTTAGATGCTACTGGATCTTATACATTCTTTTCTTTAGGTAAAATCTTAACTGTTACTGACACTTCGAATATTGAAGTAGGAATGGGAATAGTTGGAAATGGTTTTAACACACAGTATGTGACTAAAGTGCAAAATTCTACAACTTTATATATAAGTTCTCCACCTTCTTCTATTATACTAAGCGGAGAAACTGTAACATTTAGTGGAAATGTTGCAGGATCGGCAATTCTTTATTTGAATTCAGTATCTAATATAAATGTAAATGATATTGTATCTTGTGCGGTTAATTCTGTTCTTGGGTATAATACAACAGTATTGTCGATAGATACTGTAAATTCAACAGTTGAGCTAAGTCAAATATTATATTCTAGTGTAGTTAACGGTGTTGATTTTATTTTTACTAGAGCATTGCAGCAACCGACTGAAGCAACATCTTTTCCGAATGGAACATTGTTATTAACTAATCCTGTTCCGGCTGGTAGCACACTTATTATTTCTGGATATATACCACCGACTCGCATAGATGCAGAAGATTTTGATACAAATACTGGAACGTCTCTGTCAAACCCGTATGCTATTATGCCTTCGGTAACAATATCAAGAGTTAGTTCTCCGTATCTAACAGTTAATACATTTGCAAACGGCGACATGACTTATACAATCAATGTACCGCTTGCATACGCTACTGAAAATGATGGTAGTATAATTGTGTTACGTCAAAGTACTAGCGACGGAACTATTGCATCAACAGATGCAGATACGTATATAACTAGCGGCGATTTAACAAATTTAAAAGGAGTCTATCTTACAGCATCGGGCATCAATGCCGATGATGTTATTATAGATGGAGATGGTTTTGTTACCCCTACAACTAGCCCTGCTCCCGAAGAAGTTGTTCCAGGACAAGTAGTGGATGCACTTGTGGTTAAAGTATATGAAAGACCTACGTCAGGTAGCGCAAAGATTGATGTTGAAAATTATATTGCATCGGGAAATACTGCAACTTTTAATTTAAAAGAATTTCCAAGTAGTGAACGTTCAATTATTGTTAAGGTTGACGGAACTATTAAAACATTTAACACTGACTATACAGTAGATTATAAAAACCAAACAGTTGTACTTAATACAATTCCGCCTGCAGGACATATTGTAACTATCTTTAATATTGGTTTTGCAGGAGAAAATATTTTAGACATTGATTATTTTGTTGGTGACGGAGTAACAACTGAGTTCATTACAAAAGCTCCATGGTTAGATAGTATTTCGTCTGCGGTTTATGTTAATGGTGTTGCAAATAATGTTCAATTGTTTAAGACAGATAGTTCATATTCATTAAGCAATTTAGTTGGTATTAGATTTATCAATGTACCTACTGTAGGTTCATTAATTAATTATATCATTGTTAACGGTAATCAAAATACATTTGCAATAACTAACACAGAAACTGTTGCTACAAACGGAAATTCAGCCTATACTTTAGAGTATCCTATTGGTGATCAACTACCTAACGAACCTAACATGATAGTTCGGGTTAATCAACAAATCCTTCCAGGACCAGTATCGTTATATTTTACTATTGGCAGCAATAGATTAACATATAGTATTGATAATAATCGTGTAACTCCTTATACAGTATCTGCTGCAGACGTTGTAGTCAGTGTTGACGGTGTTATTCTAGTAGATGGTAAAGATTATGTACTTGATTTAGGTGGAGTATCAATAAAAATTACCAGAGAAATTTATAAACAATACTCGGGTAAACAACTTGTAATTAGTGTAAACACTGGTCAAGGATATGTATATAATCCTTCTACTAAACAGATAATATTCTCTAGACCGTATTTTGGTACAGATATTGTAGAAGTATTCAGCGCATATAAACATGACACTTTAGATTTACAAAGAACTGCTATTACAGTTGATTCGAGTATAAATCTAACACCGGATTCTATGGAATTTAATTCTTATCAATCAATTATTGGTGGTACAATAGTTCTTGATAGAAGTGTATTAAATGAAAGATACATCTGGGTAATTAAAAACACAGTATTATTAACTCCTGGTGTTGATTATAAATTAAATGACGATCACCTGAGTATTAAATTAACTGTTAATCCAACTATTACTGATACAGTTACATTGATAACATTTGGTAGTAACATTATTAAGTCTGGAATATCTTATATGCAGTTTAAAGATATTCTTAATCGCACTACTTATAAACGTTTGAATGCTAGTAAACGTACAACATTAGCAACTGATCTGCATTGGAATAGCCAATCGATTGTTTTAGAAGATGCTAGTAACTTTGAACAGCCTGTACAAAACGTAAATATTGCAGGAGTTATTGAAATACGCGGAGAACGTATAGAGTACTTTGGTAAGATTGGAAATACATTGATAAACCTACGTCGAGGTACATTAGGAACTGGTGTTAATACTTTAGTTAAAGCCGGAACTCACGTACAAGACATTGGTAGAGTAGAGACTATACCATATCAAGATTCTGTTAGTACCAGTACTATTGTTTCAAACGGTACAGATACGGTGCCACTGGGATTTATTCCTAAATCAGTTAACGAAATTGAAGTTTTTGTAGGCGGTTACGATACCAGTGCTGTGTGGGCAACTAATACTGAATATACTGCGGGTACAATTGTTAATAACGGCAGCTACACATACCGTTGTATTGTAACACACACTAGCGGAACTGTATTTGCTAATGATTCCTCATATTGGGCATTCTTTATTGGAAACATCAGACTTAAGAAAGAATCTTATAAAATGTTTAACGTAGATGTTGCTCCTTACAGTCCTGCCGGTGATGTAACCTTTCCTGCAGACTTTTCAGTAGACGGTACAACAGCTAAACTAACATTGACTAATTTATTATTAATTGGAACTCAAATCACAGTAGTAAAAACTACCGGACTAGCATGGGATAGTTCAACTAGTATCATATATGATGATAGCAAAATTGCACAATTTTTAAAAGCTGCTCCAGGAATTTGGTACTCCGCTTATAAGAATTAACGATAAAATGCCCAGATAATACTACCAGATAAATATTAGATAAAGAGAGATTAACATGCAGACTAACGACGCAACCGGAATTCATATAGAAGGTCATATAAAGATCTTTGATCCTGTTTCTAAAGAAATATATATTAACAAACGTAATGCAATTCACTATGAAAACATGAGTATTGCATTGGCAAGTTCACTTGCAAATTCAACTACAGGTGGATTTGTTTATCAAATGGACTTTGGAAATGGCGGAACAGCAATTGATCCTACAGGTATTATTACATATTTGACACCTAATACTAGTGGTTCTAATGCCAGTTTGTATAATAAAACTTATAGCAAGATAGTTGATCCCACTAGTGGAACTAATACAGATCCTACTAGAAATTTTACAGAAGTTAGACACGTTACCGGTACAAATTATACTGATATTTTTGTTACATGTTTGTTAGATTACGGTGAACCTAGCGGACAAAGTGCGTTTGATACTGTTAATAATACAAATAGCACATATACATTCGATGAATTAGGGTTACGATCTTATAGCACAACAGGTGATAGTTTATTATTGACACATGTTATTTTTCACCCTGTGTTAAAAAGTTTAAATCGTCTAGTTCAAATAGATTATACGGTACGTATTCAAAGCCTAACTGGCTTAGTTTCAGTATAAGGAGAAATAGATGACATATCAAGTTCAATTTACTGATTCTACTAATCCTAATAAACAACCAATTAAGGTTGCAGACGGAACCGTTAATACTAGTGCTACTAGTCTTGGTTTTGCTGGCCGAGGATATCCAGGATATGCTCCAATAATTGCAGACGATTTACTTCATTTATTAGAAAATTTTGCAGCACCTACCGCACCAATCAATCCTGTTCAAGGACAGTTGTGGTATGATACTAGTGTTAACGTACTAAAAGTTTATGATAGTACAAGTTGGTCAACTGCAGGCAATCTAAAAAAGAGTTCTAGTGCACCTGCAATCGCTAACAGTATTGCTGGAGACCTATGGGCTAACACTGCAACTAATCAATTATATTTGTTTACTGGTGGGTCTTGGGTACTTATAGGCCCTCAGTTTAGTTCAGGTACAAATACCGGACCGATTGTTGATTCTATAATTGATACAAACAACGTTACACACTATGTTATTGGAATGTATGCTAATAATAATTTAATTTCAGTTATTAGTAAAGAAAAATTTATTCCAAAAATTCCAATAGCCGGATTTAGCACAATTTACGAAGGGATCAATTTAAGTTCAGTTGATGCTACATATAATTCGACTACAAATCCGTATCCTACTAGATTTTATGGAACGTCAAGTTCGTCAGATGCTTTATTAATTAATAACATTGTTGTTGAGTCGGCTAATTTTTTAAGAAGCGATGTTATTAGTACATCTAACAATCAATTAAATGTTAGATCTGATCAAGGATTACAACTTGGTGCAAATTTAGGATTTGTTATTGATGTTGAAAATGGAACCCCAACAATTAAATCTACCCTAAGCGGAACAAATCTTAATATAAATTTAACCAGCGGCAATGTTATTAGTACAGTATTGCACGTTGATGCACGTAATAGAGTATCAATTAACGGAATAGCACCACAATCTGAACTAGATGTTTCGGGATTAATTACAGCTAGTTCTGGTTTAAACATTACTGGAACTACTAATAGCACATATACTAGAGCAACGCCTTTTACAACAGCCACTGGTAGTATTGTTACTCAAGGCGGTTTAAGTGTAGGCTTAGATAGTAATTTTGGAGGAAAACTTACTGTTTACGGACAAGCAACTCTTAGTAATGTAGATTCTAGTGGCACTCCTATTCCTGCAGCAGTTTTAGTACCAGGGTATACAACTAATTCTGCAGAAGCAACGTCATTGAATTTACCAAATGTTTCAGTTCCATTATATGATATTGGTACTGCTACTAGACCTTTTAGAAATATATATGCTACAAATTTTTCAGGTAACTTTGCAGGAACATTTACAGGAACACTGGAAGGTAGTACAAACGGTACAGCTGCCGGATTAGCAAGTCCAACAGTATTCAGTATTATTGGAGATGTAATTAGTAATAAAGTTAGTTTCAACGGACAAACTGAAAATGGTACTGCAATTTTTAGTACACAAATAAGTGAAAACTTTGTATCGTCTAAGACACCTGCAACTGATTCATTTGATACTGATTCAGTTTTAATATATAGAACAGGTACAGGATTGTTACAAATGCCAAAATCGGTGTTGTTATCTCATGTTCCTGTAATACCTGTTGGAACTATATTACCGTTTGCCGGTACAGTTGTACCAACAGGATATCTGTTATGTGACGGTTCTGAAGTTTTAATTAGCGAATACTCAACATTGTATTCAAAAATTCTATTTACTTATAAAGATAGAACTTTATTAAAAGGCGCAAGCACATTTGCATTGCCCGATTTAAGAGGAAGATTTCCACTTGGCGCCGATAATATGAACAATGGGACTACTGTACCTAGTTCAGATGGATCTGGTAATTTAATTAGTACTACAACAGACTTAAACGGCAACGCAAGTTCTTCTGCTAAACGAGTTAATGAATCTACAGCGAGTGTTGTTGGATTAGGAAATACATCTGCTACAGGTACTACTCAATTAACATCTAGTAATTTACCCGATCATACTCATACACTTAATAATGGACACAGCCAATATTTTGCTGTGAATACTCCCAATGAAGCTCCTGATAGTACAGCTCAACCAAACAAAGGAACTACTGGCGGAGCTGGTACAGGTTCTGCAATTTTAAATACAGGCGGAGTAAATGGTAGTTCAAATTCTCCAATTAACATTATGAACCCGTATTTGACTATCAACTATATAATTTTTACTGGTAATATTTAAAATGAGCTATACTATAACGCATACCGATGGAACCACATTAACTGTTATTCCTGACGGGCAAATTAATCAAACAGCATCGGATCTGACACTTGTTGGCAAAAATGCTACAGGTTATGGTGGATTTTTTAATGATAACTTTATACGTCTTTTAGAAAATTTTGCCAACACTACCCAACCAAATTATCCTGTAGTCGGACAGCTATGGTACGATACTTCGGAGAATCGTCTAAAAGTATATGCCAACGGCGGTTTTACTGGTACAAGCGGAACTATTGTAAGTCCAACACCTCCTAGCGGAATAACTATTGGAGATATTTGGATTGACAATGCAAATGGTCAGTTATATTTTAATGATGGGATATCGACAAAATTAGCAGGACCTTTGTATAGTAGTAGTCAGGGAGTTAGTGGATTTAACATAGAATCTGTAGTTGATATTAATGGTCAAAGTCATACTATTGCTGTGTTGTATGTTGCTGGTACAATATTAGGTATTTTTAGTAAAAATACTTTTATTCCTGCTAGCCCAATTGCAGGCTTTACAAGCATGGCGCAATTTATAGGCTATCAAACAAATAATATGTTAACAGTTGTATCAATTACTTCGGGTAACATGAGCGTAGGACAAGTTGTTTCTGGTATAAATGTATTATTGAATACACAAATTACTAGTCAGTTATCCGGAGATACAGGCAGTACAGGAACTTATACAGTTAGTACAAGTGCAACTGTTGGGTCTTCAGGTAGTCCTTCAACATTAACAGCAACAAGCGATGTCATACATGTTGGATTTAACACAAGTTCTTATCCTGGTGTAATTTTCAATGCAATTGCTACTGAAGCAAATGCTTTATTAGCTGCAGATGGTAGTTTAAAAACAGCAGAAAGTTTTTTAAGTGTTGACGGAAATAGTACAACTAACGGATCAATTACAATACAAAATGCCAATCCGTTAACACTTGGTATAAATTCTAATGTTACGTTAAAATTCAATACTTTTAATAATACATTTCAATTACAATCAAATGTTATAAATCAAAATTTTGAAATTAATTTGCAAACATCTGGTAGTCTACAAACAGCAATGCATTTTGATACTCAGCATCAGCGTGTGGGAATTTATAATATTAATCCCCAGGCAATGTTAGATGTTGCAGGCGATGTAATTATTGAAGGAAATCTAACTGTTAATGGTACAACTGAAACAATTAGCAGTACTACAGTAACCATTGCGGATAAAAATATAGTATTAGGACAAACTCAAACTCCTACAGATACTACTGCCAGTGGCGGCGGAATAACAGTTGCTGGTCTCACAAATAAAGTAATATCCTGGAGTGCTTCTGCAAGTAATAGCGGCAGTTCATCTAATGCAGGTTATTGGAATTTTTCAGACTTTGTTAACGTTGGATCATCGGGAACTAGTGCCGGATACTACCTAAACGGGCAACCAGTAGTAAGTGTCAATACAAATAATACTCAGTTTAGTCTAGGATCTAACATAACTGGATCTTCGCTAACTAGTGTAGGTGTGCTAACAAATTTACAAGCAAGTAATTTATATTTTAACGGTAGTACAATTAGTTATGTAAATGGCTCCCAGTCAACCGGTACTGTATATCTGGCTCCAAAAGGCAACGGCACAGTTGATGTTTCAGGCGCAAGAATTAGCAATTTACAAAGCCCTCAATCTAGTTTGGACGCTGCTAACCAACAGTATGTAATTACCCAAGTAACTACAGCACCGTTAGGCATTGGATTAATAACCACAGGATATAATAACACTACAATTGGAACATCATTATTGAGCAAGATTTTTCCTCCTAGCGAGCACGGAAATTCAACAATTTGTAGGGTTCAATGCTCAGATAGCACACTAAAAGAGTACATATTAATAGGCGGAACGTGGAGTTGGCAATTTGATATTGTCTAAAAATTAAAAGCTAAAACGGTATAAATACTAGGAATAAGGAACGAGCGAGATGTCATATACGATTAAGCATTATAATGGTACTTTACTAACTACAGTTGCGGACGGTACCGTTGATACAAGCACCGATCTTACCCTAATTGGTAAAAATTATGCCGGTTACGGCCAGTCACAAAACGATAATTTTGTGTGGTTATTAGAAAATTTTGCTAACACCACCCAACCACCCAACCCACTAGCTGGCCAAGTTTGGTTTGACAGTGCAAATTTAAAATTAAAATTTTACGACGGAAGTCAATTTAGAACGGCTGGCGGCACCGAAGTAAGCAATGTACAACCCACAGGGCTAACAACAGGCGATTTATGGTTTGATACAGCTAGTGATCAGTTATTTGTATATAACGGTACAACTTTTACACTAATTGGCCCACAAGGTATAGCTGGTGCATTGCCAACCGAGATGCAGAGTATTTCGGTTAAAGATCTCGAAAACGGTGCAACACATGATATTATTCAAGCTATTGTAAACGGACAAGTAGCTTTTATTATTAGTCCCGATACTATTCCATTTACATTAGATCCTTCGATTAATTCTATTACAGGATTTGATAAAATACATCAGGGTATTACCCTAGCATACACAAGAAATTCTGATAACGGCATAACAAACAGCAGTTCTAGTTATAGATTTTGGGGAACAGCTACAAATGCAGAAAAGTTAAATGGACTTCCGGCCAGCAGTTATTTGACATCAATAAATCCGTCATTCAGTACATCCGTAAGTTTTTCAGATTTTGGTTATACAGTAGGCGGCTCAGGTGGCACTTATTCTACAAAATTACAAGTGAGTATTGTTAATAACGGACAAACTCCGTTAATTTCAAATAAAATTAGCGATTCTATTTTATTCCAAACAACTAATAACAATTCACCAATAACATATTATCCATTGACAATTAAAGGTACTGATTTATTACCAGGAGGTCAGTTACCTGCAAATGGTTATACTAGCACTAATATAAACAATATTGGTAGTAGTTCAGCAACATGGGCTAATGTGTATGCGACTAATTTTATTGGTACAGCTACTAATGCTAATTATTTGTCTTTAGGTGGTACACCTGTATCTGCTACTACAGCCAGTAGTGCAAATACAATTGTTGGTAGAGATAGCAACCAAGATATTTTTGCAAATGTTATTCACGGTACAGCTACTACAGCAAACTATGCTGACTTGGCTGAAAAATATCTTGCTGATGCCGAATATGAAACTGGTACAGTTGTTAGCATTGGCGGCAAAGCTGAAATTACAGCCAGTACTAAGGGCGATTTAGCCATTGGTGTTATTAGTGAACATCCTGCGTTTAGAATGAATCAAACACTAGTAGGCGGCGTTTATGTAGCATTAAAAGGACGAGTTCCAGTCAAAGTAATTGGCCCGATCACTAAAGGTCAAAGATTATCTGCTAGTAATAATGGATACGCAGAATTGGCTACTGATAACACATTGGTGTTTGCCATAGCGTTGGAAACAAATTTAACAGATTCGATAAAAAATGTCGAGTGTGTTATACTTTAAAATAAATAGTTTTTAAATAAAAGGTAGAACATGGCAACAACCCCATCAGTTGGATCAAAAATTCTTGCTAGTGATTATAATGCATTGCAATCAAAAGTTGCTTCTGTAATGGGGGTAGGATCTGGTACATATGGTTATGGTCAAACTAGTCCACAATACACCAGTAGTCAGATAGTCGGAAACCCTACAATTACAGTCACTCAGTGGAGAAATCTACGTAACGATTTAATTAACGCATATACACACCAAGGCAGTATTGGAAATTTAACAATTCCATCAATTCCAACTACATCTGCAAAAGTTACATCAGCAGATTATGCATTATATTCAGCATTGGCAACTTCAATTTATAACAATGTAAATGCTACACCGCCGTCAAGTCAAGCTAGTCTTACTTCATTTTCGTCAGGACAACGTACTACTGCATGGAACGGAACAGTTCATCATACAGTAACTTTAACATTTGCTTCAGCAGCGGCTGCTAGATACTATTTTAATTCTGGTGGAAATTTTCAATTCAGTGCTAGCCTGATCAATTATCCTGGTTATCCAGGCCACGGATCTGCTGATGCCAGTTATGCCAAGGATGCAGACTGGAACATGTTATTGACTAATATTGGAACAATTACGTTTAATATAAGTGGTACATCTACTACAGGATCTTATACAACTATTGGCAGCAGTATTGGATTTTACCAACTAACTACTACACCACAGAATATCTTTCAGAAGAAAACATCGAGTCCATATTATACAAATAATCAATATGATATTTTAGCAAGCATTAATGCTGGTGGAACTGTAATAACTTTTGATATTCAATTTGCTGACTTGTCAACTGGCGGGACAGATGAAAATATTGAAGGTACGCTAACTAGTCTAGTACAAGCATATTACGCTACCGGATCTAGTGTTCAAGTTAATTTACCTAGTTATAGTGCTACAATGACTGGCGGCACAATAGTAACTCCACCACCACCTGCACCTCCACCACCTGCGCCACCACCACCTGCACCTCCACCACCTGCGCCACCACCACCTGCGCCACCTCCACCTGCGCCACCTGCACCGCCTCCACCGCCCAGCTACGGTGCATTTACTATTAGCCCTAGCCCAGTATATGCTGGACAATCAGTTACAGTGAGTGCAGTTGCAAATAGTGCAACGGGTCTAGCATATTCTTTAATTGTGTATGATACAAACAATAACAGAGTAGTTAATACAACAGGTACAATTTCAACTAATCCACAAACAGTTACCGGATCGTTTACAGCATTATATAGTGGTCAACCTTATCTAGCTTCGTTTGATATCAATGGATTAACAACAGAAAGTCAGTCTATAAGTTTTGGCATACCAACTACCAGTGCACTAACAGCATCTCCTAATCCAGTAAGTGACGGTGGAACAGTAACTATGAATGCAACTGCAACTAATTTTGCTCCAGGATCAACGTGGTCAATAGTTGCAACAGCAGCACCAGCTAGTGGAGGTGCAACAGTTCTTAATGCAACTGGTACAATTTCAACCAGTCCGCAAACATTATCAGGTACATTCACTGGTTATTATAGTATTGGCAATTACGGTCCATATTCAAGTATACTTACAGTTGGTGGCGTTGGAAGTTCTGGCCCAACCATAACAGTGTCCGCACCACCTGCAATTAGTCTTAGTAATTTTGCATTCTATAGTGGATCAAATCCCGTTACTACTGTAGTTGGTGGTACCAGTGTAACATTACGAATAACAGTTTATAATGCAGTTGGACAAATTTGGAACTGGTTGGCTAGTAGCGGCGGCCAAACTTATATTGCTAATGGAACATCTGGCACTATTAGTACTAACCCACAAACAATTATTAGCAGCCCATTTTCAGTAGTTTATACAGGTTTGGTCGTTAACGGATCGTTTGATATAACTGGATACATACCCGGTGCAGTGGGTATAGCTTTAACAGTAACTGATCCAACACCTCCACCACCTCCACCACCTCCACCACCAACAACTTACGGAGCATTTACAGCTAGCACAACTAGTCCTACAAACGGTCAAAGTGTAACAGTATATGCTGTGGTCAATTATCCACAAGGTCAATCATATTCGTTAGAAGTATTTAATAGTGCAAGTACTACTATAATATCTCAAACTAGCACTTTAAACAGTACTGGTTCGTCGCAGACAATTTCGGGATCATTTACTGCATCTTCTAGCGGTTCTCCTTACCATCCTTATTTTAATGTTTATGGATTATCGACAGAAACCGGTCCAACTATAACTGTACCACCACCGCCACCAAGCTATAATGAAATTGTATCAGGACCCAGCACAGTTTATGTTAACCAAAGTTTCAACGTTAACTTGTCTGGCGGCGCACCGTACGCTACAGTACAGTGGTCTGGTGCAGCCAGTGGATCTGCTACGCTCGATGGTTCAGGTAATGGAGTCTTTGCCGGAGTATCATTCAGCAGTATAGGCACTTATAATTTTACCTTTGTCTTTGGAGTAACAATTGATGTTAGAACATATTCTGTCCAGGTAATTAATCCACCACCACCTGCGCCAACAGTAACAGCAAGTGGTGCACCAGTACCAAATACAACTATGTACTCAGGTACAGGTTATTTTTATGATGTTGCAGTGACTTCAACAAATGCTACTAGCGGAAGTTGGAGTGATACAGCCGGACACAGTGGTGCTGTTAATTTTATAGGCGGATTAAGTTCAGGCTTTAGCTTTACTATTTCTGGTTTACTCACTCCTGGATCTTATACAATATCAATTACAGTAACTGGTCCAGGCGGCTCAGCATCTACAAGTATTGGATATACACTAGCAACAGCACCGGCCCCAACATTAACATTCGTTAGTGTTTCTCCTACTAGTATTTCTGGATCGGTTGGCGGCACAGTAACTGCTTACTATACAACTACTGGAGTTCCAACTGGCGGATTCTGGTACTGTTCAGGATCTGCCGGAACACTGGTAAGTACAACAGGATTTACACCAAGTAATCCAAACGGATCATTAAGTGTATATATTCCTCCAGATTCAGCAGCCGGTACTCAAACTATCGGTGCTGATGACTATAATACTCAAGTAGATCCAACCGGCGGCAGCTCGATTTCGTTTACTATTACCTAATGGATTTTGAAGTTTTAAATGATACTCCTAGAGTAGTCTATTATCATAACGTACTCACTAGCAGTGAGTGCGATTATGTTATTGCCAACATAGATAACTTTGAAAAATCTATGGGGTTTGATCTTGAAACTAAACAGTCAAAACCCACAGAGTGGCGTACTAGTAGCGGTTATCATGATTTTAATGATAAATTTAAGTATATTACAGAACGATCGGCAGAGTTGTCTAATTACCCGTTTGCTAATATAGAACAATTGCAAGTATTACAGTATAAACCAGGCGAGTTTTATAAACCACATAATGATTATTTTAACTTTCCTCCCACTATTGTGTCCACTGATAACGACAGAGTTGCCACAATAATTTTTTATTTAAATGATGATTTTACAGGTGGCACTACAGAATTTCCTACGTTAAATATCAACGTTAAACCTAGAAAGGGTTCTGCGTTATTTTTTGATTACAAGTATACAGCTGAAATAAACAAACTAACATTACACGGCGGAATGCCAGTAGATTCAGGTGTAAAATACGTCGCTACATCTTGGATACGTGGCAATCAATGGAGGCATGCCGATGGGCCTTAATTACGTCGATACAGGTTATAAAACAATCTTTAGAGTTGATAACGCACTGGATTCTGACACTTGCGATCAACTCTATAATTTTATGATCACAAACAAATTGAATTTGCAACCAACAGACAGCGTTTTACCTTGGTTTGATGACGAAACATATATTCCTTGGGACCTAGCAGATGTCGAGTTAAAGAAAAAGATTGTTAATTATAGACGATTGGTTACAGAAATAGTTTCTGAAAAATTCAATAAAACTCTTTATCCAGAGTTTACTCATCTTGTATTATGGCGTACTGGACGACAAATGGCTCGCCATAAAGATGATGGATACGAATTAAATGATCCACTTGCCGCAAGAAAAGTCAGCTGTGTTACATATCTGAACGATAACTTTACTGGTGGCGAAACATTTGTTACCAATGAAACAGGCACGGATTATATTAGCAAACCTGTTAAAGGATCTTTTGCCTGTTATCTGAGTGACAGTACAAACGAGCATGGTGTGAATCCTGTGTTATCAGGAATTCGTGTTACCATGCCAATTTGGTTTTGCGATGATATAACCAAATCCGAAGACGTTAGGCTTGCGGATATTATCAAATCTTTATCATAAAATAATCACCTCTACCCATTGACAAGATAATTAAAGTAGTATATTATACTAGCTACGGAGTTATCTATGGACGAAAGAATCGAAAAAGCCTTTGGTGTTGCTAACTACATGGCTACATTATCAAATCAAAGACGTATTATTTTAGAAGAATACAATCAAAATTTGATACACTATATCAATGGTGCAACATTTAAAATTACCTACGAATTAATTAGTTTTGTAAAAACACTAGTTGATTTGGGTAAAACAGAAAATATTGTACTTGTCGACAGCAATAATTTTCCAGTACTAATTGATAATTTAGAAGATTTTCTAAACAGTATTGTATCAACATATTTAGAAACTGTGTCTACGTATGCTGACAAGTTTAACGAAATAAAAGTTAAACGTAAGATTGCAGACATAGTGGATCTATGAGTCAGGGCATCGTAATTTTTGCTCAAAATAATGCTGATATAGATTACATAAAACTGTCAGTATTTTCAGCACGTCAAGCACAACGATATCTTGATTTGCCTGTAAGCATAATCACAGACAGCAGAGGATGGTTAGAACAAAGCTGTCCTGATCACCTGTTTGATCAAATTATAGATGTAGACTATACAGTGTCTGCACAGCGTAAAAATTTCTTTGATGGTGCGTTGACATCTAAAACACTTGAGTGGCGAAATTTTGCACGTAATAGAGCATATGATTTGACCCCATACGATACTACTCTAGTAATTGATAGCGATTATATTATCAACAGCAGTATTTTAAAACCCGCATTTGATAGGGATATACCATTACAAATATATTCAAATAGTATAGATCTTGCCGAGTGGCGCAACACTGATGAATTTGCTCGTATCAACATGTTCAGTGTTCCTTTTTACTGGGCTACGGCATTTATATTTGAAAAAAATAAAACTACTGAAGCGTTTTTTGATCTAGTTGCTTATATAAAAACCAATTGGAATTACTACCGAATGCTTTATAATATAGATGCTATGTTGTTTAGAAACGATTATGCATTTAGCATTGCTATACATATTATGGGCGGTGATAATTTTGTTACAGAATTACCTGGCACAATGACATATACTAAAGATAAAGATTTATTGGTTAGTATGCAAGACAATCAATTACAATTCTTACTCGAGAAAAAAGATTATGTGGGCGAATACATTGCCGCAAAAACACAAGGAATAGATGTTCACGTAATGAATAAATTTAGCCTTAGTAGATATATCGACGGAGGTACAGGTGTCTAGAGGATTTTTAGTTTTAGCTCAAAATACTGAGGATGTTGATTATGTTCGACAGGCTTATGCACTGGCATTGAGTATTCGTAATAGTCAAACTATAACGAGTATATCGTTAGTAACAGATGATCCTGTCCCTGAAGAATACCAACTTGTATTTGATAATATAATTCCTATTCCATTTGGCAACACTGATACAGTATCTCCATATCGGGCAGAAAATCGTTGGAAATTGTACCATGCAACTCCGTATGAAGAAACAATTGTTTTAGACACAGATATGTTGTTGTTAGAAGATATATCATCTTGGTGGACTTATTGCAACAATTATGATATAAAATATACCAGTCGAATTCGCAATTATAAAATGGAAGTTGTTGAGGATCGTGTTCATAGAAAGGCATTTATTGCTAATCATCTGACTAGTCCATATAGTGCACTACACTATTTTAAAAAATCTCAAACAGCTTATGAGTTTTATCGAGTGTTAGAATTTGTCTGTAATAATTGGGAATGGTGTTGGAATAAGTTTGCACCTGAAGAATATCAAAATTGGTTGAGTATGGATCTCGCGGCAGCAATAGCAATAGAAATTACAGGCATGCAAGAACAAATACTAGATGTTAATAGTCCATTGGAATTTGTGCATATGAAAACACATTTACAAAATTGGCAAGTTAATTCAACTAGCTGGCAAGATTTTGTATTAACTAATTTTGGTAATAATTTATCTGTATCAAATATATTGCAACATAAAGTATTTCATTATGTAGATAAAGATTTTTTAACTGACGAAATTATTAGCAAATTAAAGGATATTTCACATGGCTAAAGTTTTTCGTAAACGTAAAATTATAGAAGATCAGCCAACAGTACAAAAATATTATGTACATTATGATCCAACATCTAATCAAATTATAAGCGTTAATAATCATAGGCACGACAGCTATACACATGCTGTAGAAGTTTCTTTTGATGAATACGATAGACTAGTTACAGGTAGAGATAAATTTAACGACTTTCATATTGGAGTTGTAATTCAATCAGACGGATCTGCTGTAAACGGTTTAGTATCTAAAAAAATAATACAAGAGCATAATTTTAAAAATAGATTTTTAGTATGGATAGATCAAGAACGAGACTTGGCAGATATCTATGTACACTGGGATCAGTTTAACGAGCATTGGGTATTTTTTGTATCAGACGATTTTAGACAAAAATATTACGATAACAAGTTACCTATTAGTACAATAAGTTTCTTTGTTACACTGGGAAAAGATCCTAATTTTTTATTAAGATCTATAGAAATAGACTTAAAAAAATTAGTCGAAGATAAAGTTGTTATTAAATTTGAAAATAAATGGGAAAAAAATCTCGATATGGTTTCTTTAACCGCTAACTTATCAAGTTTACGTTATTCATTAAAAGTTTGGAAATTAAATGAGCAAGATCAAAGTAATTGAACAAGATATTGTTTTCCTCAGCTATGACGAACCTAATGCTGAGAAAAATTATGCAGATTTATTAACTAAAGTGCCATGGGCTAAACGTGTGCACGGAGTTAAAGGTAGTGATGCCGCACATAAAGCCTGTGCAGCAAAATGTGAAACAGAATACTTTGTTACTGTAGACGGTGACAATATTGTCGACCCTGCATTTTTAGAAGTTGAAATAGACTTAGATGAATTAGGATTGACCAAAGATTATGTTTTTAGTTGGTGCGGAAAAGTTCATGTAAATCATCTAATGTATGGCAATGGCGGTCTTAAGATGTGGACTCCTGAATTTGTCAACAACATGCGCACACATGAAAATTCAGATCCTAGCGACACCAAAGGCCTTGTTGAGTTTTGTTTTGATGAACGTTACTATCAATTTAATGAAAATTATAGTGAAAGTTTCACGAACGCCAGTCCGTTCCAAGCATGGAGAGCAGGCTTTCGAGAAGGCGTAAAAATGAGTTTAGATCAAGGTGCTAAGGTAACAGATCTTAAAACTATATGGTGGCAAAACTACCATAGACTGCTAGTATGGTGTAATATCGGAGCAGATGTAGCCAACGGACTATGGAGCATGTACGGAGCAAGAGAAGGTGCATACTTGACCAACTGTACTGATTGGGATTATAGCAATGTACGTGATTTTGATTGGTTAACTGAACAGTGGGAAACACAATACAGTAAAGTCACAGATGATATGTTAAGGCATGAAATTTCTGGCCTAGGAGAAACACTTAAACATGAATGTGGACTAGAGCTTTTTGATCCATGCAAAGACTCTAGTAAATTTTTCAAAACTGTGTTTAATAACAGCCCACGAATTGTTAGGAAAAGATAATGTACGATATTGCATTTATCAGTTACAACGAAACTCAAAGTACAAGTAAATATATTGAACTTGTAACATCCTTTCCGTACAATCGTACTGTAAGAGTTAACGGTATCAAAGGTATACATCAAGCACATATAGAAGCAGCCAAACAAGTAAAATCCAATATGTTTTATGTAGTAGATGCTGATGCAAAACTGTTGCCTAGTTTTAAATTTGATATTAAATTAGATCCCAGCGAAGAGGATATAGTACATGTTTGGCGAAGTATTAATCCAGTCAATGGTTTAGAATACGGATATGGCGGAGTAAAACTTCTTCCTACAAAATTAACATTGAATTTGGATATTAAAACTTTAGATATGACTACCAATATAAGTAGCAGATTTAAAGTAATGCCTGATGTCAGTAATATTACACAATTTAATACTGATCCGTTAAGCACATGGCGTAGTGCATTTAGAGAATGTGTAAAATTATCTAGTAGACAATCTAACGAAGAAAGTCAACATAGATTATATACTTGGATACACTTGGGCGGCGATGAAACGTTTGGAGAATATTCCAAAGGTGGTGCTAGTGCAGGGCAATGGTATGGAACAACTTATAAAGATGATCCGGACGCACTGGCCAAGATTAATGATTATGATTGGTTAGAAGAACAGTTCAAAGCGCATATTGAACTGTTTCCTCCGGAGACTTTTAAATAAGCTCAGTAGTCATTGGGAAGATATCAGCAATGACTTTTGCACAAGCAATTGCAACTTCCTGATGTTCTTTTTGTGTGCCATTTGCACTACGTAATTCAATAAAGTGAATCCAGCTACGCAGTGTACCGTTCATGTATAATCGACTTTCAATAAGTCCTTCGGGCAATACAGCACGAGCTTGCTCTTTGGCAATACCGTTAACAATAGCCCAATCGTATGCTTCTCTAGCTTTAGTGATCAGACTATTCTGTATATTTTCCCAACCAGCTGCAAGAAATCGATCAGCATCGTTATTAAGATCTAACTCTATACTGTTCTGTCTATTTTTGGTATCTTGTCTGCGAGCATCTCTAAATACAAAGTTGAGATCCTTTGTTGGGTCAGCATAACGTTGGGAGAATTCTTGAAAGCTGAAACTTCTGTGTCTAAGGATTTGTCTTGCGATATCTCTTGTAGTAGTAATCTCGATGCAGGCGGACACCATTTCGAGAGGACTCCAATGTTGGTGCTTGATAAGATATCGTATGAGCTTTTCTGAGGTTTCTGTATTAAGTTGATTGCTCGGATTACTGACTCTTGCACAGTAGGCAATGAGTTCTTGTGCATCAGAGATTCCCATGCTTGAAAATTCTTTAGTTGGCTGGCTGTAACTAAGCAATTTAACATTCATTTATAACTTCTTTCTTTTTAAAAATTTCTGTGTACTAGATTCTATATCTTTACGCACACGCTCTGTATCTAATTTAAAATCGATATTATCAATACTATCTTCATATGATTTACATATTTCGGATAGGCTTTGTTCCAATGACGGCCACCCCTCGCGCCTTGCCTTAGCTGTTATTTTAATTTCCCAAGTTTTACCATCTCTAAAATTGACCAAAACGGTTTCAAGATACCTAATAGGTAACACATTAAGTTTAACATCACCGAATACTTCTGGCCAAAGTGCTATGACATCCTTGGGAAGAGTCTTCCCAGTTCTTGTCATTTTACAGTTTGCTTCTTGGTCGGAACCAATTCCTCTGCTAGTCTACGATAGTTGGCAGCTTCTTTAGCAAGTTTATCAGCTTTAGAACGATATTCTTTAGCTTGCGCTTCAGGAGTTAATGCTGTTGTGGTTTCTGTTTCTACAACTTTGGCTGTAGGAGCAAGTTCGTTAACTTGTGCAACTGTTGGCTCTTTCTTCTTGTCGTTGATACCTTCACTAATAGCTAAATCGTCAACTGCAATACCGCGTTGTTCTGCAATAATTTGATTTAGTTCGCTAAGTAAAATACCAGCACCTGGAACAGGTGTCATTTCGATAGCATCAGTTGGTGCCTTAAGCAATCGATTGTTAACATGCAACCATGGCAACATACGACTACCGTCTGGGAACTGTGTACGATCTAATGCTTCTGCAAACTCGTTGGCTTCTTGTCCAGCTGAGCTTTCTACTAGATTAATGATAGCATCGTGATAAATGTCAGGCATGTTTTCTGTAGGAACAATTAAACAACTATATGCATCGCCGGGCAAGGTGCGATAAGCCACTAGACATTTTTTATTAGTGGCTGTAACACGGCCCACGTGTTTGAGTTCTTGGGCCATATTAAGCTCCTGCAACAGCGTTTGCTACAGCTTGACTATTTGTTTGTGGTGCAGTTGGTTGAGTACCTGCTTGTGGTTGTGCAGCTTGTTGTGCAGCAACTGAGTCTAAAAATGTAGTTAACTTGGTATAAGTTTGACCTACAGCTACCATTTCATTTGGCTTAAATGCACCGCGTGAACTGGCAATATCAATGATTACTTTCATTGCGTTTAAGTCGTTGATAGTAAGATCGTTGCTTTGAGCAGCTTCTGCTCCAGTTGGTTGATTTTGTACATCAGACATTAGAATCTCCTTGTTTTGATTAAGTACACATTTAATTATCTTGTCTGTAAATGTGGACAGGCAATTGTGAAAAAACTCAGTTCTTTTTCACTTTCAAATCCTATACGTGTGCAATACACGATAGTGTTAGTATTATCTAGCGTAATATCTTGTCCTACATAATACCTGTTATTTAAATTTTTACGTATCCAAGCATCAAATAATTTGATTGTATTTGGACTGTATTTGTCTATAACTGTATATTTAAAATGAGGACAGGCAAACTCTACCCTCCTCAAGTCAAAGTAATTTAAGGGGTTAGGTTTGCCGTTTTTAAGTGCCATTTTATGCCGCTTCTTTAACTTCTTCGTAGTAAGCGTATTCGCCGAATGGAGGCACAATCTTGTCATTACCGTGGATAATGAATACTGTATCACAGTAGTTTTCATCACCCCAACTACCCCAGGGATAACCGTCAGTGAACATGATAAACTTTTTAGGTTGAATATCGTGTTCCTTCATGTAATCCCAGTTGGCATCAAACTCAGTGCCACCGCCGCCCATTGGTTCGTAGTAATCAAACTCGTCTAAATTGTAACCATCAAAGTCAGCTTCATTATAAACTTTAGTATCAAAGCACCATACTTTAATTTTAAAGTCTCTGTACTCTTCCATGATGCCTTTAATCTCGGATAAGAAATCTTTAGCCTGTTCATCTCCAATTGATCCTGACATATCAATTGCTACACAAATATCAATAGTTTCTTGGAATTGTTGACCTGGTAGCACAGCGTTCATATGCCAACCCTTACGGTTAGGACGCATAAATGAGTAATCATTCTTAATAGTGCTTTGTATTTGTTGACGTAGTATTTCACGCCAGTTCATCTTAGGCTCTGTCAATTCTTTAATCATGCGCTGTACACTAGCAGGAGTGTTACCAGCACCCGCGGCCTGTGCGGCTTGCATAGTAGCTTCACGCATCTCGTCTCGGATTTGTTTTAGTTCTTCTTTAGAGTATTTTGGTTTACCATCTTTGCCATCTTCTCCCCAATCAATGTGATCATCCAACAATTGACCAAGTGCGTTAAGTTCTTCTTCGTCCATTTCGTCGAAGATTTTGTCGTAAACTTCCTCAGCACCCATACCATAGTATTTGGCATCGTGGAAGATTTTGATACCATCAATATTATGATCACCAATACGGTCACGAACTAATTGTCCGTTCACACAATAGTCTGCGGCAATATTAAAAATTCGTGGGTTACGGGTTTCACGCCGTCCCATGTGATCAAACACATTATGCAAAATTTCATGTGCAATAACAAATTCTACTTGTTTAACGCTAAGAGGTTCAAAAAATTCTCGATTAAAGTAAATGACACGGCCGTCTGTAGCAGCCGTGGTCATCCATTCAGATCCTTCTTGGATTTTAAGACGAGTTGCCAAATTACCAAAAAACGGATGGCGAAGTAGTAATCCTACTCGTGCTACGATAATTTTATCAATAATTGGATCTGTATGTGACATTTAAACTCCTGTTTTGCTATAGTATATATTATAACACCACCCGAAGGTGGTGTCAAATAGCTTTAAATCCAATTACTTTTCAGTAGCTTGTGCAATGTATTTGCCATATTTGGCATGGAAATCATCAAAGCATTTGATTTCATCTGGATCCAATGGCAACTTGTAAGTACTTAAAGCCAATTTTGTACCCATGATAACCAATTCTGTTTCAAAGTTATTCATCATAAATTCGAAAAAGCAATTAACTTGATCATTCCAATTTTTGGCATTCTTCTCGCAAGCATCTTTCAACTCGTAACACAATGACACAGTCAAACTGTACATAGCTGAGATTTCTTTGGAATCCATTTTCTTGACTTTGCCGCCCAAAATATCTGTAGGATTAGGCATTTTGCTAGCATGTTTACGGTGAGCCATGAACTTAATAGCAAGACCTTCACCAACAGAACCGGATACCAAGTCAGTTAATGTATCTGCATCGGTATCGTCGTCATGCAATAACTCAGATACGAAACTCCAAGAGCGTGGAGTAGCAAATGCACGTGAACTAGACTTTGGATCAAAGTCGTACAAATCTTTCTTGCTAAAGCTCAAGAAGCCAACTACGTCTTTATGGATACGATTTTCAGCGGCCCACTCAAAGTAGTCATCCCAGTCAACAGTCATTTCCAAGTGAACAAAACGATTTGCCAACGGAGCAGGCATACGGAATGTAACACCTTTGTCAGTTTCACGGTTACCAGCCGCAACAATTACAACATTGTCTGGCAATGTATATGCACCAACTTTACGGTTGAGAATAAGTTGATAGGCAGCCGCTTGCACACTGGGTGCGGCGCTGTTCATCTCATCCAAGAACAAGATGATACTTTTATACTTGCTAGCCAAATCTGCACTTGGCAATTCTGCTGGTGGCGCCCAACGCATAGTGCCATCATTAGAATCAAAATATGGAATACCTTTAATGTCAGTAGGTTCCCAAAGGCTCAAACGAACGTCAATTACATGTGCTTCAGATTCAGCACCAAGTTGTTTGATAATATCTGACTTGCCAATTCCGGGAGGACCCCAAAGGAAGATTGGACGTTTGTTTTTAAAAGCCTTACGCAAAGACTTTTTAGCGCCGCTAGGGCCAACTGTGCGACTGACGATTTCGGATGCCATCTTGTTTCCTATCTTAGTTAAAAAAATACGTTGTTGAATTAACTCTGTATGTATATATTATACAGGCTTAGTTGCAGACAGTCAACACTTATTTTTTATTTTTTGTCAGTATTGGCTAATTCTTTTTGTCGTTCGTTCATGGCTTTTATCAAACCAAATTTTCTAATGTCGTCAGAAAACAACATTAGCTCAAAACTCTTACGTTCAGAAAAGACAGTGATTGACATTGGAGTAAGATAATATGGACAGTCTACATATCTCTCCAAAAATATGATTGTTTGGGGACTAAGTTCAATAGGTTCAGTAAATGGAATCTCGTACTCTTTTAAGTCCAATTCTTTTACCAAAAACTCGTAACCATCGTCGCTAAGTCTAAAAGCATCATCTTTGCCAACTCTTGTACTTTGCCACCATTTGCGGCCAAACAGTTTTAAATTGGCATCGTCTGTACTTTTGCCCCACTGCTGTAGGAAAATTTTGGTTAGGGTATTTCTAGATATCATTTCACGATAGTGCCAGCAGTTAACATAACTACTTGGAAATCAGTAGTTCCAAAAGTTAAGTTAAGTTTTTTGGCAAGATTGTGAGCATGGCCAGGATTACTGAATGATACTTTTTTATATTTAGGACCTGGGTAAGAAGTAAGACTATTAAAGCTCTTTAAATTAAAAGGCTCATTCTTGTAGAATACTGCCCAGATGGCTTCAGATTCCAGAATTTGTTCTGATTTATAATTTTGCTTGTTAGTGTACTCAAGCAAGACTTTTGGTTTTGGGCGACTCATTGCGTATCCTCGAAATATACGCATATATTTATCCTTAATTCTCCCGAAACGCCCCGCCATCCATAGTTATAGTAATTACTTCATTATCTGTGGTTGTTTTAAGTTTTAATAACAATTCATTGTAGTCTTGAAGAAGCTTGTCTTGTATTTCATTAAGTGCCAAAGACAGCAATCTTGCCTGCTGAATAGTCATTTTAACTTCTTTACTTTGACTCAACTCAGCAGCACGAAGTTGCTGAGTGAATTGTGTAATAGGCGATAGATTAATCTGATTTTGCATTAGCAAGTACCTGTTTCATTTCAAACTCAGTTTTAAATGGTCCTTTGAATTCATTACGTTCGAGTGTAATGACTTTAGGACAAAAACTTTTAACCCAACCTTTGTTGAATTTGATAACATAGTAGCCTGCACAATACAAACTCTTACTGGCATTGCTTTTGGTAAACAATGGTAATTTACGTCTTACATCATACATAGCATTGTATGGTTTAACACTTGTAGCAAAACCGTGGCATTCGTTTAGGTCGGCTGGTGTAACTTTAACTTTAGGACTATTTAGGAAAAATCCTTCTCCAAACTGTTTAGTTAGGTCCTGTTTTTTGTTAAACATAACTTCGCCTGTAGTACTACTCAGTACGAATTTATTGTTTTCTTTTTTGTGTAATGTTGCGACTTTAGAACCATCTTGTTCTACAATCCAAAATTTACCATCCACAATTGGCTTGGCGTATATAACTGTCATATTTTTCTCCTTAATATTACTTGGGCCCTGACGGCACCCGAGTAATGTACGTATTTATCTCTCATTCTTCTGCGAAATCTATGACATTGCCGTCAGCATCTGCACAGATAATACGAACAGTATCGCCTGCTTCATTTTTAATTTCGATTGGTCCCCAAACCCACCATTCTGTGTCATTTTGGTACCATGGATCGTCTTCGCGTTCTTCTAATTCATAGATGCTATTTTCATCTATGAATTCTTGAATCTCTTCTTCTTCCTCTTCGTTAAGTCCTTCGATCTCAACATCATACCAACAACCGCCGTCATACATTTCGTTAAGATCGACACTTTTGATATTATTGACTTCACAGTCGCACATATTGATACTGTCTTTCTTGCCATCTCCACCTGGTACTTCTACAAACTCGAACTCGGGAGGATTGTCGTCTGTAGTTTCTACAGTCCATTCGCCATAACGGAAACCATTAACAACCGTAATTTTACCATCACCATTCTTTTGAGACCAATACTCATTTTCTTGACAAGATTTTTTATAATATGTACTAATAGTCCAAGTTGCCATGATTTATTCCTTAATTATCCAAATCCATTGTGTTGTATTCTTTGATCAACACAATTAATTCTTCTTCTGTGTTGCAGACCGTTTTAGTAGTCTTCCAATCTTCTTTCTTGTCACGTCCACCAATTTCCACCATCCATGCGTTGTCGTAACGATTGATTGTAATCGATTCATTTACTTTTGCTAATTTGTTTAATTTTGCCATTTTAATCCTCTAGTTGAATATATGTTGTTGGGTATTTTGCTTGGAAAGGTTCTGCATAAGATTGTATGTTGTCTGCAATCTTTTTCATATCCCATGCATTACAGAATTTTAGCATACGAATACCTACTTGATCTACTGCTTTAGGTACCGCATTAGCTGTAATTGTTTCTTGAATCTTTTCTTTAATATCTGCGGGCTGTGCTGTTAAATCACATAACTGTACATTACGCTGATAGTCTTCTAACACACGATGTTCTTGTCCATTGTGGTCGACCCACCTCTGAAGCATGAGATTGTTCCACGCATATCCGCGGCTTTTACGGTCTTCGAACGCTTCAGTAAGACCAACTTTGTTTTTAGAACCTTTAGTACGCACACCTGGATACGCCGAGAAGACATTATCACTGGTATCAC